GTTCCGTTGTGGGGGGGGGGCGATCATTTCAGCTACTTTTTCATCGCTGAGATAATAATGCTCTTCAACATTGTCTTCCAACATATCACTCAGGGACGCTTTCAGAGGGATAGGATCCGGGAATTTGAACCTTCCATTATCCAGATCCTTACGGATTATGATACAGTATACGCGCTCTCTGTTTTGTGGAATTCCGTAGTGCTTGGCATTCAACACCTGCCAATACACATTATAACCGTATTCTTCCAGTTCAGCGACAAATTTATCGAAGGTTTCCTTAAAACGGCTGCCTACGATATTTTTGACGTTTTCGTAAATGGCGAATCTGGGTTTCTTTTCACGGAGAAACCGCAGCCACTCAACCAAGAGGGAAGAACGGGTTTTATCAATTTCTGCTGATCCGCATTTCGGACAATACGAGCGTGTGGTATAGTGGGTTTCGAGAGGGTTATATGTGTGGCTGCAAGTTTTACATCTCCACGCTGCCCCCCCCCTGTTTACCTGCTATTGAAAAGTCCTGACATGGACTTCCGCCGAACATGACGTTAAAATCAGGAACTGTCTTTTCATCTGCTTTTGTAATATCACCGATGTTAAGAGACGGATCAACGCCATGTACTGCACAATAGCTTTCTGCGGCGTACTTATCGAACTCGCAGAACAAGGCAGTTTTGTAATTCATTTTATTTCATTCTCCTTTTGTTTCAAAAACAACATCCTTGGCATGAATATCTGCCAGATGCAGTTTCAGGATGTCAGTATACAATTCTTCGCCGACAAGTTTACGAAACTTAGAAACGGCTTTATCTGATTCTGTGCGCTCCAACTCATACGGACGCATATGCCACTGAATCACTGCAGCGATATACACTCTGTCAAGTTCCGGATTTGCATAGAATAAGCTATCGTAAGCAGAAACGTGCTGGTGGTCATAATAATGAGCGACCTCTGTGGTTTCGCCCTTGGAGTTTACAAAAGATTTTGTAAATGGCTTCCCAATGTCGTGAAGAACCGCTGCTTCCTGAAGAGTATCAGACTCATTATTGAGTAAATTGCGAGCTGCAAGACAATGATAACCTACTGTATGGATGTGATGTGGATTGTCATGACTGATATATTTCAGACCAGAAATTCCGTCGAACAATTCGTTTGCATCTCTGGTTTTGAACCCTTCCGGATAAATCAGATCGACGTAATCCCACCCTTCGTATGTATTGGGAATCCATATGTTTCGGTACATTCGTTCCAGAACATCATAAGGAACTACACGCTTACGGTGCTTACTACGTTCTACGCACATATCAAACGGAGTTGCCATGAAAACACATACTTTTACGCATTCAATTTTGCGAAGACGCTGCAAGGTGTCCATCCGGCGTTTATAATTGATATTTGTTGCATCATAGACAACATTTTTTCCGTTTATCAGATCGGAAATGATCCGTTCATGAAGTGTGTCAAACACCAGTGTATTGTTGCTCTGGTTTTCCATGTCGCCGAGAAGTTCAGCACGAATATTATCACTGGAATGAATAACAGCATCGTAGGCTTCTTGGAGTTTTTCTGCCTGAAAAGACTTTCCGCTGTATGGTAAGCCTACAAGCATGAAAAATATTGGTTTCATTTTTTTCTTTCTCCTTATATACTGCTTTTGAAATTAAACTTGAACAGATCTACAAGAACCTGATTAAGAATAGGGTCTACATCCGGATTGATCGAGACAGGCACTTCTGTCATATACTTGTCTTTTCTTGCTTTCATACCGACAACTGTACTGTTTGCAATTTCCACTGCTTCCGATAACGTGTGGCATTCACCGCGTTTTACGGATATCAGGTATGTATGAAGTTTTGAAACGAGACAATCTTCATACGGTTCACCCGACAGCCAACGTATCATGAATTCCTCACAGCGGATAATATGATGGAGCTGTTTGGGATCGTAGCCGTATTTTTCGATCTTGTCACGAATCGTAGGGTATGGGTGACACATTGCTTTCTGTTTTTCCAGAGCTGTACCAACAAAACAATTTACAGAATTGTAGTTATGGTATCTTCCAATCAACTCACGGGCTTCCAATACCGGTGTGAACAGTGCTTCGTATTTAGGATTCAGGATACGGTATTTGGTGAACAGAATTTCAACAAAGTTGATATTTTGTTTCCGGAAACACTCAAACATCTGCCGGATATCCTTAACATCAACGTGTTCGTTGTTCTCCATAATGTGTGTATAACTGTAAGGCTTATTGTTCAGCACAAAATCTTCAAAAGAAGGGAGGACAATCAATTTAGAATCTATGTCGCTCCCTTCATAATCAAGATTATAGTTCTGAGAGCCTTGCAGAAAGATACCAACCCATTCCGGGTGTGCATCTTTTACTGCATCAAGATGTTCGGAAAGCCGACGCATGATTTTTGCGTCACGCTCAGTTAAGTTCGTCATCTTTATATCTCTCTTTCATAATGCAATCTCTTACGATATGACTGTAATGCAGGGAATCCACAGATTCGTAAGATTCCCAACATAACAGCTTTTCGTTATTTATGTATTTATCTGTGACTTCGCCGCGCACATCATAAAATGCGTCGCCGATTTTCTGGATGAAATGCCCTTCTACTGGCTCATACAATGTTATTCCGCCGAATCTGGCTGTGAGTATATAACAAAACCAGTAACAGCATCCATTCAGAAAGGTGAACTCTGCATCTTTGAAATGTCGGATGAAGTCGAGAATAGTTTTCTTATCAGCCAAAGAATCCGCCCCATTTAAGCAGAAGCATTTCGATGGTACAACTGATGAGTGTTATGAAGAAATTGTATCTGCCAATATGTCTTTCACCATGTTTGGCAAGATGTAGACCAAGAGACAGCGCATATAATGCGATCAGGATAATTTGTGGTGCGCCCATTTACACAACCTCCTGAGCTTCTTCCAAATCAGGGCTGACAGCAGTATCTTTAACGATACCTTCCAGAACCTTGAATGAGAAGTTTTTGTGCTTATACGCTGTGAACTTAGGACGATTTACAATTCTGACTACAACACCTTCGCGTACATGATCCTTACCTACCGGATCTGCGCCGTCGTAATACTGTTCTGCAATGTTCTTCACACATTCTCCGACAGAACATTCTTTCGCTGTGCAGGTATCCGCATATGGACAATCCTCACCGCCGATATACCCCTTCCAGAATACGGGTACGGTTTTTACGCCCATCTGTTCGCAGCGATAGCGCATGAAATCAGGAGTGTATTCAACAACGTCGCCATCTTCGTTCGTCATTGTCATGCGATAAACATAGATATCGGACTGTGGATGTGTAGGCGCATAACAGTCCTCTGTGAAACCTGCGGGTTCACATCCATAACTGAATACTGTGGTTTGCCCATACTGCTTGATAAAGTCCTTGTTGTTTACCTTCTTATTATCACAGGAGGACATAATAGGAGTACCGTCCTGTGTGAACCCTACGACTTCATAATAGACAGTCTCGCCCTTATGAAGTTTTCCTTCAAAGAACTTGCTGTGTTGTTCACGGAATTCGTTACTTCCATAAAAACCGCCGTCGTAATTGTCCAGAACAACACGACGGGTTCCTGTTACATAACCCCAGTTATATATCGGTGTACCGTGACGTTTTAAGAGCTTGTCCATGAGAGTTCTCTTGTACCCAGAGAGTGTGGGGAGATAACCTGTTCTCTGAGATGTTCCGTGCATTTTGAGAGTGATTTCAACCTGATCTCCGTTATGGAATGCGGAAAGATTGTAGGAAAGCTGTTCTGTATCAGCGTGTTCCATAAAGAGTGGAGCGACTGGATCTTTACGCTTACGAGTGCGATTACCAGACGGATACCCCCCCCTACTATCGCTACGCGGAATATACTTTTCACAGATTGTAATTCCGTTCAGAACCGTGATTGTGTCTCCTTCGCGGAGCGTAGAAATATCGGTGAAATCTTCCAATGATGACAGCGGCATAAACAAGCCGTCACTCTTTTCGCCACGAAGCGTCAGAGCTTTGATATTACGCTTTTCGGGATCCAAATATCCTCCGGCTGGCTTACCATTTTCATCCTTACGGCGGAGCAGGTCATGTTTCTGTGCAAATTCAAGACCGAGTTTACCATCCACCGGGAAATACACACCAAGTTCGTCAGGCTTTGTGTTAAGCCCAACGATTACGGTGTTACCAAAGCATTCGCCGCACAACAGTCTGTCAGCGTTGGAATGTTTTCTTACATTTTTAATTCTTGTGATAAAAGCTGAATACAATATACTACCTCTTATAACTTACTATATTCCGTCAGAGAAATTAACTTGTTTAGCTAATTTCTTTTTTAATCATGATAGATGATTTCAATTCCAAGATTACTGTCTGATAACGTGCGAATCGTATTGGAAATGGCATCATCTGCATACGCAATGTTTTTGAATAAAACTCTTTTACCACTACTTATGGCTTGCAGAGCTTTATCGTAAATATCTTTAAGGTTGGAATCTTTTTCAAGGATTTCATCCAATTCATTGTCTTCGTCGTCCGCGTCGTAGCAAAACAACTCTCGGATGCAATATTCCAAGCAATCCTGAGTATCAACGAGATCGCCCACTTCGGTATATTCTGATTTCCAGAACAGAACCATATGAACTAAATCATTCAAAATGGCGAGAGCTGGATATTTTGAAAGTGCTTCCGGATCGAGCACAATCGGATTGCTATATGCAATAACGTAACTGGAGCTACTGCTATTGGTTACAAAGTCATTTCTTATTTTCATCCTCTGCTGATTTCTCCGTAATCGAATGAAATATCGTTATCGGTAAGATCCAAACCATACGATTCTTTCAAGACCTCTTTCAGTTGTTCTCTGAGTTGGGTTAATGTATACTGGAAAAGATCTTTTGTCATCAAAGTCCATCCAATATAACAGATATAATCCTCGCCAAAGACAGCCTGCATTCGTTCGCCCTGCAGATCCATTTTATCTGCCCACTCTTCACTTGCCCATTCTACAGCTTTTGCTTCGGTCGTTCCGTTCGCACTGAGAATCTTTTCGTGGTAAGAGGGGTCGATTTTCAGACACATGAAAGAACTACTGCTGGAGTTTGTAACAAAATCGGTACGAATTTTCATAGTTAGGACTCCTTGTCATTCAGATAATCCATAAACTTTTTGTATGTACCGAACTCTTTCTTCCATCCGGCAACAATTTCCGTAGGATTCAGGTTAAAACGGCTGCATACTTCTGTTATATATTCACTGTCGTAAAGTTTCTTGCGCCGCTTGTTGAACTGCTTTACTTTGGCGAAAACTTCTTCACGACTTACGCCGTATTTCTTTCCCAAGTAACGTGCAAGATCATTGTCTGCGTATTCAATAAACTGACAGATAGGGCAGAAACATTCGGGCATATTGTAACGAATTTCATTTTCATGATCGTTTATCATACTGTAAAACAGATCCTCATCTGATTCATCCTTGAGAGAATCCGGATCTGCATCATAGTCGTTTACCATCATTGCGATCAGGTCATCTCTGGGGATGGAAAGTGTTTCATTTTCGCATATCACATGACCATTTACGCATTCTACCATTTCACAGTCGTACAGTGAAAAATCCATGCCGCTTACTGTTTCACCACAGATAGCGCAGATATAACATGAACTACTGGAATTGGTCACAAAGTCTTTTCTATACTTCATTAAACCTCCTTAGTGGTGGCTGAATCTGCGAACGGTAAATTCGCAATCGGGAAGAATGGTATGTTCGAGTTCACAACCGATAATGGAATGATCTTCATATTCTACTTCCACAAGATAATGGCGTTCTCCAATTTCCGCAAGGATTTCTTGGAATAATCTTTCCATGACCCGTTTCTTCTCAGCCTTATATTCATCCGAATCGTAGAAATCCATATGAGATGCGTCCGGGTGAGCATCGTACCATCTTTTCTGGAAAGTATCCTTATCGCTGCTATACCAGTTTCCTTTACCGTAACAGATTTCCATATAAGCATCTGATTCCAGATCGCTTTCAACCATCTGATAAAGTGCATCATACGGAATCTGTTCTGCCTTATCGAATTCCTTCAGCAAATCGGCAATACAATCGCTGTTGTAACGGGAAGTCATAGCAGCGATCTTCTTGAGTCCGTCCTGCTTATTCTTAAAGGCAAGAAGAAAACTGCTTGAAGAACTGTTTGTAACGAAATCTGTTCTTACTTTCATGAGAGTCTCCTGTTAATCTTATAGCCAAGTTCCCTTGCTTTTCTGAGAGCAAGTTTGGCTTCATACAGTGAAAGTCCGATGGAGTTATTTAAGCCGGATTTGTTCAGCTCTTTTTCGTAAGAGTGGATCAGGTGTTTTCCACTTGATTTATGGGTGATTGCAAGCACCTGTGTATACCCATATTTTGCATGATATTTTTCGTAGTAGGCTCCATATTGGTCTTCGCTTACTTTTACAAAGCTGAGTTCTTTCAGCTTTTCATCTGTACTTTTCCACAACATCTTTATCACCTCAGATCAGCCATTACGTCCTGCGCCACATTCACAGTAGGTTTCGGCAAAACCGTTTTCCTCTGTGATTTTGTCGATGATTGCGGATTCATCGAAATCATCATAATACACACTGTAATCCGGATATCCATCGCCATCTTCATAGATTTCAAATCCACCTCTGATAACGATAAAGGAATCATCCATGTGTTTTTCGATATAGCTTCTTTCAGGCGTACAGTTTACACCAGCCCAGTAATATTCAAGCCAATCAGACCATTTACTGTCGCCGAGTGCCTCCAGAACTTCTCTGGCGGTATAGATTTCGATATCGTTCTTATGTTCATCAAGGATCGGCTGTGCTTTTTCGCGGTTTGCAATCCGGGCAAAACAGCAGATGAAGCTGCTTGATGAACTATTCGTAACAAAGTCTGTACGTATCTTCATGGTTATTCTCCGTCGTCGATAATGATAAAGTTTTCGTTTTTACTGCTTGCAATACGGATAAAATTACGGAGTGACTGGTCGCAGTAGTCAATCCTTTTCTGAACAATGGAGTACCCTTTGTCCAAATATTCGAGAATCGTGTTATATTTGCTGAGATATCCATCGGATTCGATGCTTTTTCTCATTTCTTCCACATTGCTGTAGCAGAAGTAGTCTGCAAACCATTTTTCAAAGTCTTCCTTTGTGTCAAACGCTTTCGCTTGGTTGGTTTCATCAGCACCTTCGCACAACATAAATGCGGCAAGCATTTTGTTAAAAGACTCCACAAAGGAACTAAGCGGATTGTCTGGGTCTGTTTTTACTGCTCTCGCAGCAATTACATAGCTCGAAGACGAGCTGTTGGTAACAAAATCCTGTCTGATTTTCACTTAATTTCCTCCGTCATAAATTTCTGTCATATATTCCTCTGGAATATTTCGATAAAGGAATGCGTCGTCGCCTTCTGTATCTCCGTCGTTTGTCCATGCGATAAACGAAGCAGTCAGGTAATATGTGTCATCTTCCAGTTCTTCCATAAACTCTTCATCAAGTTCGTTCGTAATCTGATGATATTCAGCGTTCTTAATTTCTGCGCCGGTTTCAAGCATTTCATTAAGAAGACGTTCGCCGAATCTTCCGAATTCCTCTTTCATGTATGTACGAAGCTCATCTGTAAGGTTTATCTTTGCAACACAGATATAACTGCTGGATGAGCTGTTCGTAACAAAGTCCTGTCTAATTTTCATCCATTACGCCTCAATTCTTAATCAAAGCAATGTTGGATGAATGAACAAGGTAGGTCTTTCCGTCGATTACGACCTGAATCTGATCTCCGTCTTCAAAGTCTGTCCAAGATGAAACAGAACCATTGACAACCGATCCGTCCGGCAGTGAAATGATTGCAGTGTCGAAAGTGTATGTAAGATCGAATAACTGCTTGTTGCCCCATCCTAATAAAGAACACAGGATGAGAAATACCATTGCGGCTGCCAGAGCCAATGTGATGTACCTCTTCATTTCTTTTCCTCCATTTGATTCTGAAATGTGTTTTGGAAACGCTTTAACATTTCCTCATCTTCAATATAAAACGGGTCTTTCCCCATCTTATCGAATACGATAGTTATAAACTGCCCAAACCGAAGATCGGGACAGCATTCCCAGATTTCTGCAAGTCGATTACAAAACTTCCGGATTCTTTTTGGATCACGCATTACATCCACCCCGGAATTACATCGCCTTCGCCGATACCAATGTAAGCATTTAATACAGCTATAGCTTCTGGATTATAAATATACTTGGTTTTATCCAACAGCAAATCCCGTATCTGAGAGATTGTAAAATCGGGATGCTCTTCATGAATGATAACAAGGAAGTCATTTGTTGCTGTTGTAGAACCGGCGACCTTCCTGATTTTCTTTCCTTTGGGTCTTATATGCGGATAATAACTTATATCTGTGTGACCTTTAGGATATTTCGGCATTACACAGTTTTCTCCGTACTGTCACAAATTACAATTTGAGGACGAATCGGACATCCGCCCATACACGAAAGACGTTTACTACATCCGGGACAAGCTGTATGGAAGTGGTTGCGGAAGTCTTCAAACTGTTCGCTGTTCCATGCGTTCTGAATAGTATCATTGGAAATGTCGTATGCCCAGCGAAGTTCCTGATTGTCGAAGGAGCAGGGGAGAGCTTTCATATCGCTTGTGATATACATACTCCATCTGCCGACCTCACAGGTATCTACACTGTCGTTGTCGATATTTTCTGTGAAATTCAATACAGCCGGAATAGAGCAGGAGTCAAAGCCGATTTTGAAATTGAACTGCTGTGTATCAACAATACTGAAAAACTCTTTTACTCTGGGATCATTGACCTTCAGCACGTTGGATTCGCTTCCAAGTCCAACCGGCTTGTGTAAAAGGAAGATAACAGCATTGATTCCTGTTGGGAAATCATTCGTTTTCAGACGGCGAATGGCTTCATCAATAGAATTGTCACCGAGAACATAGTGAACATTGGTTTTTACCCCGGCATCCAGAAGCATTTGAATAGCGCGGATGGTATGTTCCTGACGATACCACGAAATTGCAACGGCTCCGCAATATCTTTTACAGAGCTGCACAATCTGGTCAGTGAAACCAAGACCGGAACTGGTAAAGTTGGGCACGATGTCGTTTTCGCGGCAGTATGCGAGGATTTCTTCAAAGTTTTCATGCTGATCCACGTCGCCGCGTCCACCAAGAGCAAGCTGGAAGGTTTTGCCCTTGCATTCATCCACGATACGCTTGAAGTTTTCAAGTGTCATGTTAGGATGTTTTGTTTTTAAGCCGTTTTGGTAGCACTGAACACCGGATTTAATACAAAGTCCACTGGATCCGTGGACGCAGTGTCCCATAACACCTACGTCAATCAACTCCGGATAAGAAGTCATAAATGGATCTACACCGGTATCTTTGCCATCTTCATCGAGAATGCCGCTTCTTGCATAGAAACCAGTCTTCGGATTAAACATGGATACGAAGTGATTTCTGCGGTCAATTTTTGTAATCATTCAGATATACTCCTTTTTACTTTAAGGCTGTTATTCAGCCGAATTTTCAGTGTATTCCAGTGAATTATTTATGTTGGACTGCCTGTCTTTTGCTTTTTGTACTTGCAGCTTATCCGCTAAGTCATAGAATTTGTGTGGGAGAGGGAGAATTGTTATCAGACGGTTATCACGAAACAAATAGACATAGCGGTGATATATCCGCATATTGTTTGCGTTACCGTTTGAAAGATACAGTCCATCCAGATACCGTTTAAGACCCGCTTTGCATTCTGCATGAGTAATACCGAATTCCAATGCTTTTTGAGCATTTTTGTCTGCAATCTTTTTACTTAGCCCAACACGGTCTTTGGTACGTTTGATACTATGGTTTGTCATAATTACATCACTCATCGTATCCATCATTATCTTCCTCGCAAACACATCTGTAATCCGGAAATTGCTTCTTCCATTGAACGAATGCGCCCCCGAAGCGAATCGATTGTTTCTTGGATTTCTGTTACATCCTGAGCGATATAGTATCCCTTTGCATTGGAGCAAATGGGATCGCCATTGTTTCTGGCATGATTGATGAGTTTTCTGACTTCTACCCCTGAGACACCAAGTCCCGCTGCGATAGCAGAGCCGCAGATTGGATTATGTCTGCCGTCAGAATGAGTCATGATATACTTTGTAATGGGATCCATAAGCACCTTCCATGTGCAAAAATATAGCGGCGGAACCGAAATCCCGCCGCACAAAATGTTTAGATATTCTTCAGAACCTCACCAATGGGAGCATAACGATCAGTGTTCAGAGTTTCCAGCAGACATTCATAAGGATCAGTTTTTCCACTCATAACAAGTTTTACGATGTTTGTGCTGAATCCGCTGACAAGAGCAACGCCCATATCATTTTCAATAACAGGGATTGTTGCTGTACGACTATTTACATTCCAGAATACAAGGCGGGGGAGCTTGTAACCGGCATTTTCATAACGCTGAGAAATAATCTCGAACAGACGAGCGTTGGGACGATTACGATTCCATCTGTCAGAGGATCTGCCGCAAGTAGCACAGCTATCAAATTCCATGTCGGAGATGATAAGGATATTCTGAGGAATATCTTCCTGTGCCATGTTGTTATGGACGGCTGTATCCAAAATCAGATCGAATACCGCTTCGATATTGGTGTTTGCAACTTCATTGTGTGCGAGAGCAATCTGAAGTTTGTCACGAAGGTTCTTGCCTCTGCTCAGATCTACCAATTTCGGAGATTCCGAGAAGGTAATGTAGTTGTTTTTGAACTGACCAGAAGATCTTTCGGCGAAATAGATTGCAAGTGCGTTGGCTACACTCAATGCGCTAACGCTGGATCCGCCAACGGTACTTGTCATACTTCCACTTCCATCAGCGACAACGATAGTATTTCCGCAGCCTGCTACAGTATCGGGAAGGGAATCCCACATTGCTTCCAGTGCAGAATCAACGATACCCTTCACATTGTAGCTGTTCGACATATACTTATGTACAATATCGTGCGGATACAGTGTTCCGGCGTTGATTTTTGTTTCACCCTTTTCCAGTCTGGAAAGGTAATTGCGGCGACGTTCTTCATCGTTGCGAAGGAAGGCTGAATTGTAGATCAAGTTTGCACGGGAAGGAACAGTTTCATAAATGATTTCGTTCCAATGCTTTGCGGACATCTTCTTTTCCACCACATTCAGCTTGGTACGCAGTCTGGAAAGAGCTTTGCGATAGTCGCGTTCTGTAACCCCCATATGCTTATAAATAAGCTTTGCATAACGCTTGGTTTCCTTAGAAGAGGCGTTTACAGAAGGAAGCCACTTTGCCAGAAGGGAAATGCTGCCATTCTTTTTAAGATTCTGAATATCCTGTGTAAGCTGAACGGAAACAAGGTCAAGTACGTTTATCTGAAGGTTGGTATCCAGCAGACACCACAGATCATCATAACGTCCATATTCAGGAATCAGGTTCAGAAGGGGGATGATGTATTCCGGATTGTGTTCAGCCATATTGGAAAGGATGATTCTGAACAAACGACGTTCACCAAGACCACCACGGATATCTCTTGCGAAAAACAGCCACTTCATTGCTGTCACCTTGTCTTCAAAGAAAGCCTTAGTGAATCGTTTGGCAATATCGTCCGGGGATGCGGAACGAAGAGATGCAACGGCGAAGTTCAGATCCAACAGTTCTTTACCAGTGGTACGATATCCCATAGCACCATTTTCGGTCATAGAGTAATTGTTATCTGCGAGCATGGTTTTCTTCATGTTTGAAACAAAGTTACTCATTGTTTAATTCCTCCTTGGTTTGTTTAGTTAATTTCTAAAGTGTTTGTTTATCCTCAAGACACACAAAGAACGCGCAGAAGTGTGGAGTCGAACCATCATCACTGTTTTCAGTTGTCCTAAACCAATTAGACGAACCTCTGCTACTATGTAACATTGCTGATCGTGTCTTTAAGGAGGGAAACGGTGGGCAGGAATCGAACCTGCGCTTGCAGCTTGGATTTTTACATTGCTGTCAGTGAACCTTACGGATCACACGAAGGGGAGCCGCCGTCTTCCCGCTTGACTACCACCGTATGTGCGTCAGGGGTGGGACTCGAACCCACGACCTCGGGTTTAACAGACCTTGAATAAATTTGCTGTAAATGTCTCACACAAGACATATTATACGCGCTCTATCCAACTGAGCTACCCTGACATTTGACTCGTGCAACCGGAATCGAACCGATATTTACCAATCGCATCCACAGTGTACTTTTGCAGGTGTTACGCACGAATATTGAATCGGATTCATCGGTTTTTCCGAAATGCTGAAATCTGGCAAGTGAATTTCAAGCACGACCCTTATCCGATATGGGTCAGCAGAAAGGAGTTATATGAAGCGTATTATGTACGCTGAAGCGGAAGGAAGGAATCGAACCTTCGACACGTGAACCCATTTCAAAGAACATTGCTGTTAATGTCAGCATACGCGACACCATATCTTTTTCATTGCTCTGCCGACTGAGCTACTTCCGCATAATGACGGCTGATTGTGGGAACTGTGGAATCGAACCACAAGCATAAGATGTACCAGATCTCAAAGGTAAATTTGCTGTTAGTGTACGCCGTCCGTTACACTTTATAACGCTGCCTCCCAGACGTTCCCAGAATAAATGCCGGAGAAGGGACTTGAACCCATACGCGCTACGCGCATCAGGGCTTAAACCTGATGTGTCTGCCAATTACACCACACCGGCATATCAAGCAAGGTATGGGCTATTCTCCCATACAATAGATGGTCTATTTTGTATCTTACGACAAACAGGCAGGAGGGAGGTTGAAAAGAGAAGGGAGGTTCAGTTATTGTTTGTCGTTTGATAGGCTTTCTCTTTGCCTACTTGCTTTTAAGTTTCCAAAGGAATACTTGACGGAGCAGACAGGACTCGAACCTGCACATCCTTACGAATTACTGACGGTTTAGCAAACCGCTGCCTTACCAATTAGGCTTACTGCTCCACATGAGAAGCAAAGCTTCTCTGTAAAACGCTTTCGATAATCAGTCGATGAATGGCGATTAGTGATATTGCTGTAAGCGTCTTTATTTTTTGTCACGGCACATATACATTCATAACCTCAAATTATGCGTATCAAATTGCTGTAAGTGCCGTTGTGTTGTTCAGAGTTTTAAGCTTTAACCTTCCACAGTCTTAAAGAACACATCTGTACGGCGGTTCTTTTCACTGTCTTGTGCGGAAGGGTCTACGATCATTTTTGTATTGCCGTTACCAACAACGATAATACGATTTACATCAATGCCATTCGCCACGAAGAAATTCTTTACGGTCTTGGCACGTTCTTCGGAGAGCTTACGTCCGGCATCAGTATCATCATAAGAATTGATGTTACCTTCGATCTGAATTACAGTGCCGTCCAGAGTTTTTGCGATTTCCACGAATTCACTGAGAGTTGCATTTGCTTCTGCATTGTCAAGGAACTTTGCGGTATTGATGACAAAGTTTACGGTTGCAGACTTGGAAAGCAGTGCCTGTGCATTCTTAATGGATTCCTTCTGTTCTTCTGTGATCTCAAAGGCTTCCTTCTCTGTGATAGAAGAATAATTATCGGAAAGCGTCTTGATATAGGAAGTATCGAACAGGGTTGCTCCAAGGGTTCTGTCTACAGTTTCACCGATGCTTTCCCAGATGGTACACATATCAGCATAAACAGTGGGGCAGTCATTTTCCAGAGCGGAGAGATTTTCTGAATATCCCATCAGACCGGCATCGCCGCACATGGAGAGGATTTCTTCATCAGAAGAGTCAGCGAACATGGGCATAACCTTACGGATGTATTCAAACTCAGTGGTGTACATATCTTCGGCTTGGAAGATACCATCAATAAACTTGGACACTACATCCGGATGTGCCGATGCGAAATCGGAACGGAAGAGGATACCGTCCATGATGAGTTTGTTGGAAGCGGTAGTGTCAAACAAAATGTGAGAATTGGTACTGTTTTCGGCGTTGGAAAGATACGGCTGCCATGTTGCTGCAACATCAAGGCTTCCGGCAAAGAACGCCTGACCAGTTTGTTCTGCGTCTTCCAGCAGAATAAGGTTGTCGATGATCTTCTGCTTATCTGCGTCGGGGAGGTCTGATTTATTGACAAACCAGATAACAAGAGACTGGGCTTCACTGAATTTGGGAACACCAATCTTGGCATCTACGAGACTTTCGATGGATTTGAACTTGCTGAGTGCGATGATGCCATCACCACCGTCAGAGAAGTTAGTGTACACAGGAATTACTACATCCAAACCGGCATCGGTGAACTTTCCGGAAAGGAATGCTGTACGGTTGAGAGTATATCCGGCTGCGTTAAGATCACCCTTAATCAGCGCATTACTGGATGCTTCTGCATCGTTGATAATATTGATATTGACGGTGATTCCAAGTTTATCAAAAATGGAACCGGGCTGAGTGGTCAAACCACCATTTGCGTCGATGATCGGCTTCCAACCAATCCATTCATCCAGTGAAAGATTGATAGTCGGATCTGCGGTATCCGTCTTGTTTACTGCGGGAGTGTTTGAAGTCTTATTGTCAGTATCGGATGTGCCGATAATGGAGTCCAATGTATCGCTTCCGAAACTGGGGATAAGATCGGGCTTATGTTCTTCAATGTAGCGATAGCCGAAGAATCCGGCGACACAGAGAATAGCGATGATGATTACGAACAGGACGACGCGACCAGCGGTGGTCAACTTGAGTTTCATTACTTAGATCCTCCATATTTCTTTTTGAGATTTTCAAGATATTCGTCATTGGCGAGTTTGGCTGCTTGCTGTTCGGCGCGTTCCACCTTGGTGGAGGTACGGTTTTCATGAACAATCCGTGCGCCGTCCACTTCCTTCTTCAAGTCACTGGAACCTTCCATGACGGAATCCAGAAGTTTCTTGGTGGCTGTATCCTTTTTGAGTTCATCCAGATCTCCGAGGATGTCTTTGAGCTGGTCGTTCATACGCATTCCGTTGACGGTTTCTTTCTTGAGACGCTGAGTTTCACGAAGTTTCTTGCCGAGTGTGTCGTATATCTGCGTAGCATCAGCTACCATCGGCTTCAGACGAGCGATACACTCCCTCTTTTGTGCGAGTTCCGTCATGAGTTCTGAACGGCTTTCAGCATAGATTTCAGCTTCCTTCATCTTGCCGTTCCTTACAAGGTTTTCACAAGCGGCTTCCGCTTCCTTGATTTTGTTTTCAAGAATTTTGGCGGCATCTTCCGCGTGTTTCAATTCTCCTGAAAGTTTGTTTAATGTATCGGAAGCGCGGTTGTATTTTGCGCGAATTTCTTCGATTGCTTCACTAAAGATTGCCGCCGCGCCTTCAGGAGTTTTGGCGGCATCTTCAACGAAAACATTCAGAAATCCGCTGACAAGTACCTTTAACTTCTTGCGGACTTCCGGGAAGAGAATAAGAGCGAGAAGGATAATAGCAAGGATAATTCCGAGAATGATTTTCACTTGGATTCCTCCATTCCTTTACAGAATTCTATGAGATTTGTGATGGACTTTACCTCATCTGTAATAGAGGACTGAGCGGCAGAAATGATATCTTCTGCTTCCTTGATCTTGATGTTGGCAGATTCGATTGCCTGTTTCAGTGCTTCAATATCCATCTTGGCGATTTCGATTTCTGCTGTACGTTCTCTGGTAATCTTAGATTCTGCAGCTTTCAGCATCGACATTCTGGTATCACCATCAGAAAGCAGTGTTTCTACCTTGATACCAGACACCGCCAGAATTCCGGCGATAGTAGCCTGTTTTGTTGCCGTAGGCATTTCCGGCGGGAGCGTTGCGATAAGAGCCTGTACGGTAAAGATAGAATTTGTCTTATCTGACAGGTCATTTTGATCGTAGATTTCGTCGATAATATTTGCAGGAGACTCGATATCCGCATCAACTGCAATCGGGACTTCTTCTGTCGGTTCTTCCTGTACGGGAACAGGTACGGTAGTCTCCGCTTTATCGTCTTCAAATACGATAAGCTTCTTTAATAATCCCATTTTCTTTCCTTTCCTTTCCTTTATGAGAGCTTGATTATATGTTCGCACATCCTCACAGCTTCCTCTTCGCTGTGTGTTACCATGAGGATTGTGTTTGCGGTTTCATGATGGACTTCCATGATAAGGTTCTGCATCTTTGTTCTGGTTACATCATCCAGTGCGGAAAGCGGTTCGTCCATCAGCAGGTATGTAGGCTTGACAAACAGGACTCTGGCAAGAGCCAATCTTTGCTGCATACCGCCGGAGAGTTCCGTTGGATATCGATCAAGATAATCACCAAGACCAACTTCTTGCAGGATTCGCTCTGCTGTTGGAACAAGTGACTTGCGTTTGCTGCGAGTTCTTTCAGCAATCAGGATGTTGTCTCTGCAGGAAAGCCAATCGAAATTGGTGTATCTCTGGTGCATCATATAGATAAGCTGTCTGTCTTTTCTGATGATTTCGCCTGAGAGTGGTTTATGCAGTCCAGCAATGGTTTTCAGCAATGTGCTTTTTCCACAGCCAGATTTTCCGAGTATTCCGTAAATCTTCCCATTCTCAAATGTGAAATTCAACGGATCGGTGAGAGGGTGATCGTACCCAACCGATAGATTATTCAATGTTATCATCTTTGTATCTCCACTGAAATGTTTTCCGGATCAGCATCTTTCCGATACGATCAAACAGATAACTGAACACCACAATCGTGAGGATTGCTGCAAACACAATGGCGGTTTTACCTCTGGCGGCTCCTACATTGATGATGAAGCCAAGACCTTTTATGGCGTTCACTTCTTCCACAACAGCAACATACGTCCATCCGATTCCATACATCATCAGGAACGAATTCATAATAGAGGGCAGTGCGGCTGGCAAAAGAATTTCTGCAATAATTTCATGTGGTCGCATTCCGATTGACTTCCCGGTATCAATCAGATCCTGCGGCACATCTTCCATGCACAGTATGGTTGATGGGAGAAGATACACAAAGGTTGCAAGGAACAGAAACGAAATTTTCATAGTCTCATCTATTCCAAACCACAGGATCAGAAGGGGCGAAAATGCTGTAACTGGAATGTACCTCATTGCAGATACGATTGGTGTGATCGCATCTTTAACAGGTTTTACTGCACAAATCAGTAATGCAAGGGGAATTGCTACTGCCATCGACAGAATGGCGGACACAGATATACGAGCGAAAGAGTAAAGCAAACCGGGAAGTAGTTGATTGGTTTTAATAAGTCCAACCAATGCAGATACAACGGATAACGGGGAGGGGATAAAGAGCGGCGTTGTCATGGCGGATCCAATCTGCCATATTATCAGAAGAATAATAACTCCCATTGTTTTCTTCAAGATATTGCAGCCGCTTTTACCGCCGAGCATTAGGACTCCTTTTTCTGTTCCTTCTGCTCCGCCTGTTCTTTCTTGTATGTACAGTCGGCAGGTTTCAGGACAGCTACATAGTTGTCTGCGTTTACATAGGTGGACAATGGCTTAACTTTGCCCTGAGGCTGATTTCTGCGGCAGCCGCGTTTGTGGAAATTCAGAAACTTACAGCCGTTACAGGTAATGGACTTGTCCACCCAGTAACTACCCGTTTCTGTTTTTGCCTCGATTTTGGGTTCATTCTTGATCTTTTCAGTCTTTTCCATGATTGTTTACTCCTTGTTCAGAGATTATGATGTTACTTCTTTGAGTTTTCCTATTCGGAAAAAGTACGGCAAGGATGTTGACCCTACCCCCCCCATTATCAGGCGGACTCGGTAGCGGCTTTCCGCACATTGGGCAGTATTTGAACTGAATATGATTACCAGCAGTATCAGAGAAAACATTGGTTCCAAGGCGAATAAACGCTTTTTTAGGAGCATTTACTGACACAGACGATTCTACCCAAAAGCCTCTCTGCCATTGGCAATATCCGCATCCAATCAAATCGCATCACCTCCCATTCATAGAATTAACATAGCAAGTTTTCTGCATTTGTTATCCGTTCGGGAGTTAAACCCGCTCTCCGTTAAGGCGTTCCACCGGGAACTGTGCGGACAAATAGGGTTGATTAGTTAATTCCATAGGTGTACTTAAAAGGCTTGCGCCTTTGTAAGTATGTTATCTTGTCGGGAAGAAGTAATCCACAAACTTTCGATAAGACTGTAAGCGTTTATTTGCCACAGAAACATTGATGTATTTTTCGTTAAAAACCTTGCTGATAGTTTCCATATCACCTTGACGGATTGTTCCGTTTGCACATTCATACAGATACGCTCTGTGATATATCCCAGACCAATATACCTTATCATAATGGAATAGGTTAGCGTCCTGATCCGGGTCGCTTTTACCGAAATTCCTTATAAAGATTCGCATGACCTTAGGTTCTTCTATTCTTGCGGATCTTACGGTTCGTAAAAGATAACTGGATTCGACATATTTCAGAGTGATTATTCCTCTGGCAGAAGATCTATATTCGGTGGCATCCTTATACTCAGTCAAAAAACTCATGATTTTCTGGTTTGGGTATATGTTTTTGTTTCCAACAACAATATGATCGTCCTTGACATCCGATTTCAACATGGCGATAGCATCTTCTAATTGAACTCCACACCATGCCATATAGATAGCGGCAATTTGTGTAGCAAAAATAGCATCATCTATTCTATCTGCTGCGTCCAAAGTTGCATCAATGGCATTCTGCAATTCCTGAAAGTTCTTGAAAAAGTTTGCTTCGTAGACCTGACTTGTATCAATATCGTCATATTTTATAGATACGAGCAGTTCAATGTTGTCTTCGTTTACGATACCGTATTTCAAAAGGAACTCAAGGTATTTTTTGATACGGCTTTTGTCTGCAAGGAAACCTTGAATATTGCTTGTGTTCAGATCGGAGATCAGACGAATGAACTCATCTTTGGTATAGCCTTGTTCCAAGGTTTTTTGGTATTTTTGTTCAAAGCGATGCAGGCGCATCCAGAAATTTTGAACCGTTCGTGCAGATGCTTCGGAATGTGCATTTCCGTTCAGAAGCTTTTCGATATAAAGGTCACGGTAACTACTGTTATCCACGTTCACCCCTCCATGCCTATGAAGTTGTTTAGTTTGCTCCTCGGATGATGTTATTATACCACACAGAAAACGATTTGTCAATAGGAGTTAGCAAAATAATTTTAATTTTTTTCGTATTTTTTCCAAGTAAGATACATGGAGATGAAATACTCTGCAAACTCCGGAGATACACCATGACAATTGTTGGCAATAACATGATCGAGAATGTTAGCTATTTCTTCATTCTTTGCACTTACAGGGAAACGCTTGCTTACAGATTCACCGGATACTGTTGTAACAAATAAATCTGCATAGGGGCGGACATACTTTTTTTGGATATGAAATCCAATATGTAATTCGGCATCAGAGACTATTTCTTCGTACACGTCGGTATAGATGTTCGGTACGGTTCCGCTGGCAAGAGCCAACTGTACTGCTTCATACAGTACATCATCCCAGAGTTTTTTATGACATTTGAATACGAATCGCTTGGGATTAACGCTGATCGTATCCAAGTCAACCGCTGAGATCGGTTCGTCCCTCATACCATTATTGATTATCATGGTTCTGCCTCCAATTTCATTATTATGTCTTGACAAAAGAGAAAATATGAGTTATAATATATCCGAAAAAGATAATATATTCTCGGTTGCTCTTATTATAGCACACAAAAGTGTTGCTGTCAATAGGAAAACGATAAAATATTATCGCAAATTGCGGAGGTTTTTATGGATTCAATTTTATTTCAGAGAATACGAAAATTATGTAAGGATAGAAATATCACAATCAAGAAAATGTCAGAAGATCTTGATATTGGCACGTCTCTGATCCGAAAATGGAAGACTACAACATCTCCATCCATTGATAAAATAAAAACTATTGCTGAATACTTTGATGTTTCGATTGACTATTTGATTGGACGTACCGATATCGAACAGCCGCTTGAAAAATTCATTGGCGATAAAGATATCATATCTATCCAAAGAGCAAGGAACAGAATGTCTGATGAAGATCGTAGCCGTATGATGAATAGTTTACGTGCTACATTTGATAAAGCGTTCAGTGAAGAAAGTGAAGAATCAAGCGGAGACGACGAAGAAGAATAGTATATTGTATTTATCCAAGAGATATTTAAGGTGCGAATAATGATTAGATATCAGTATATTTATAATCAGGTGCTACAGATTTATAAGCAAATGGAAAACATTGAGTTTCCGATTGAACCATCCGACATTATTGCACGACTTCCGAACTGCAAGTTAATGACATATGCGAAATTTGCAAAACTGAATAATTGTTCCGTTGAAGATGTTGCGGCGTTATGCGAAAGCAGTTCTGGATGTACACATTACGATATTGCCAACGACAGATATTTGATTCTGTGGAATAATGATCGATCTGATAACAATGTCTCTGGAAGACGACGCTGGACAAAGGCACATGAACTTGGTCATGTAGTCCTCCGACATCTTCCTCTTATGACAGAACCTAAGATCGCAGAAGAAGATGAAGATTTCTTTTGGGATGAACGTCCAACAGAAAACTTAAATCATATTTCTACCGCTGCTTTTGAGCAGGAGGCAAATGTATTTGCAGCAACGCTCCTGTGTCCGATGCCATTTTTTGAAATGATGGAAATTGAATCGCCGGATGATATTCGCAGTGTGTTCGGTTTGTCCGTATCTGCGTCAGAAAACCGGTGGAACGAATATCAGAAATGGAAACGCTCTCATGTAAAAACTGCATGGGAAAGTAATATGCGTAAAATTCTCACACAAAAGGATCCGCTGTTCCATATGTACAAATCGTGAGCCTACAAATCTGCTCCCCATTTAAGGGGAGCTTTCTTTGTTTGCGGGAATGGGTTTAAGCGTTACGGATCCGTCCTTGGTATTGAATTCTACGATGATATGGTCACGGCTGGCAAGTTCGCGCAGCTTTTTTAAGATTCTGTATGTTTTAGAATCCCACCGACCATCTTTCCGGCGTTTTCCGATGATACCGCATCCATCAAGACACAGTTCGTCGTAGATAAGTAAAATTTCATTCTCCATCTGTATTACCACTCTGAGAAATGATATTACCGTATTTGTCGATAGTCACAACGTCAACCCCTTTACAGAACATACCCCATCCATTATTTGTCCATTTATAAATATAGACGATAGTTGTGCCGTAGGCTTTATTATATTCGGAGCGTTGGATCAGACGATCTCCATCATATATTTCTGTAACATATCCATTGGTTGTTGAGAGAGACGAGGCGGTATTACTATCCACTGCGTTTTCTGATGTATAGTTATTGACAGAAACATTATTCTGTGATCCGCAACTGCTGAAAGCAAACAGTGCAATCAGCAGGCAGATAAGTATTCTTTTCATGTTGTGTCTCCTTATGAAATATCCTGATTGCCCCAGCGGATGTGGAAGTTGCCGTTTTCATCCGCTTCACGGGACATGAGTACGGAAAGAAGATCGTAGTCAACACCAAACTTGTCGTAGATTTCATCCAAATCTGCGTCCTGACCACGCATGAACAGATTCAGTTTTTCCTTTGCGAGAACCATTTGCATCTGGTTGGACTCGATACTTCCAAGATAGGTAACAAAGTAGATATGCTTCTCGTTTGTGGAATTGTATCGGATAAAACGGTGATAAAACTGGCTCATCCGGGAATTGTTGTAGTGCAGTTCGGGGATGATTACGTTATCCACAAATTCAAAGTTTACACTGGACGGAAGGCTTTGCTGCGTACAGAGAAGAATTCCGTTCTTGCTTTCTTTCAGGGTTTTACGGAGCGCACGTCTCTTTGCAAGTGTGGTGGTAGAACCAGTGACGATAAACAGAGGGCGATCCGGCATAGTTTCCTTGATTGCCTGTGCATAGGCATCCACCACATTTTTATGACGCACACCGATTGCTACGATCTGAGTGTCCATAGACTGACAAAGTTCCAGTACGGTTTTTATTTTCTCTGGTGTTCCTCCTTGGTATTCCATAACGGTATTAGGAGCTGCACTGATTCTGAGAAGCAATGTAATCTGCTGAATCAAACGCATCATGGAATCCTTACGGGAGTTTCCGGTGGAAGCGAAGTAATGACTACGCATCGCATGGAATTCGTTGATCGCTTTCTGATATACAGCGCGTTCCGCATCCGCAAATCGAACGGGAATCTGATGAATCTGCTTGATATTCTTGCCGGATACTTCTTCAAAAGTTCGAGTGATTACGAAACGTCCGAGAATCTGCTGAAGTTCTTCAGCGTTATAGATATCCTGTGTTTTCTGACCTACGCCGAATACAGTGATCCGTTCCGGCAAATGACTTGCTGAGAACAGGGCATATCCTGCCTTGTATGCGGGGATCGGTCTGCCGTAATGGGGATTGCCTTTACAGGACAGTCCGGCTTCCGGATTATCCTTGGTGGCGCGTTCATAATGGTAAATGGTATCGCACCATGAAATCATATTCGCAGAGTTGTTATATGCAAGCTCCAACTGCGGCGCAAATTCTCCGATGTTGTTTCTTGTGCTGGTTCCAGTCATAAGCAGTTTATACTTACATCTTCTGAAAGCGTTCAAAACTGCCTTAGCACGAACACTGGAAGGGTTGGACATTTCATCACTTTCATCGAAGCACAGAGCGATTTTCTGTCCATGCTGTCTGACCCAGTTCTTGATCTGTTTGTGGTATGCGGACAGTTTATTCAGGGTAATAAGAACGAAGTCGCCCTGTTTGATTCTGTTCAGGTCATCCACTTTATCAATGACAACATAAGAAAGATCGTAGTTAGGCAGTACCACATCCCAGTTGTTCTTGATGGAAATAGCAGGGGAGACAACCCATGTACAAAAAGCGTTCTGCTTCTCCATCCGATACAGACCGGCGGCAATCCCGGCAAGTGTTTTACCGGAACCCTGTTCCCACTGCAAAAGCATATAGCGTTTCTGCAGTACAAGATTCAGGTCGTGTTTCTGGATGTCATTCAAACGAATTTCTTCTTCATTTTCCTTATCGTAAAGGGTGAATTTATCCAGCCATGCAGAGAGCTTGGGATCCTGTTCCATATCAAGAAGCTGCATCTGTTCAATCTGGTATTCTCTTTGACGGCGACGGATCATTCTGGCATAATTCCCGAACGCAGAGGAATCCATTTCTTCGGAAACGATCTGATAGAAAGGTTTGATTTCTTTCATTTCATCTGTGAGCTGACGGGCTGCCTTGGGGCTGTATGCCTTATATCCGATGGAATCGTCGTGCTTTACCATCCGAATTATATCTTCGTACTTCTGCGGATGCTGTTTGCGGATTGTATTGCGGAGATATGCAAGCACCTTGGCTTCAGTAATGCGGACTCTGCACCATTCCTCATCGGACATATCATCCGGCTGTTTCTGGGTATAGAAACGATTTAGATATTCACAGCATTTGACATACTTTTCACGCAGGAGAGGGTGGGACTGGATGTGGTACAGATATTTCTTTACTTTATATGTAAAGTCATCGGCTGCGTTCTCGCTTCTTGCTATTTCCAACAGGATGTGCGAATGATTTTTGCGGAACTGTTCCTGTGCGGTATCCAGAAAGTTAGAACGAACAAACTGTCTGCCGGATTCATCCAAACTAACAGTATCGTAGGTCTGAACGGAATAGTGGTTTGCATTCCATCCGTCCATTTCGCTGTTTTTCTGCCAGAACTGAACCTTGGTAGTATAACCTGTCACGCCGAGAGAGGCGAACGTATTTTTGTCCAGTGAGAACTGACCGAGGAAACTGAAGTGCTTTTCCATTTCCTTAATCAGTCCGCCGTCAGAGAAGTCATCCGCAAGGAACGACTGGGGAACAACAAGAGCCATAATTCCCATAGGTTTCAAAAGCTCTGCCGCTTTCTGGCAGTAGTAAAGCTGGGACAGAATCTGTGCGCCATCCACCCACCAATACAGATTGAACGGAGGATTGCCAACAACGTAATCCAGCTTAATACCCGGAGTGTATGTACGGATGTCTCCACAGGTAAGGTTTGCTTTCGGATACAGATACTTCGCAACTTTATAGGCTTTTACATCCAACTCACAGCCGTACACATTGCTTTCCAAAGGAGCAAAGTTAAAGAATGTACCCATTCCGCAGGTCAGGTCAGCCACGATTTCCGTGTTGTTCAGGGCAAGGCAATCCATGATAAATTCGCAGACTTTATGAGGGGTGAAAAACTGTCCGTTTTCGATCTCCTTCTTGGCTTCCGAATATGCGTGGTAGCTGTCGAAGTCACTGAACTTCAGACCGTGTAATCCGCCGTCACCGGTGTACGCATTGTAAATATCTTCACAGGTGATCCCGGAAGATTCCGCCAAATCGTTGTCAATCAGGTACAGTATTTTATCGTTCAATCCCTGACGGCTTTCCTGCGGTATCGTTTGCTGTAAGTTTTTGTATTTCATGTTTCATCCATCCTGCTTTATGATCTCATTAGTATCCGGTATATGCTTCATGAAATGGAACAGCTCACCGCCGTAATGCTGAACTGCCCATTTCACTCCGGTTATAAAGGCTTTGGCTTCGTCTTGCGTTTTGAATTCAATCGGATAATCGGCGATCCGACTGCTGCATATATGAACGACGTTCCCCATCTGGTATAACTCCATGATGGGGAAGCCGTCTACTTTCAGTATATCGGTCAGAACTTTCATACGGCTTTTGCTTCCAGAGCTTCCACAGCTTCTTTGTAGTATCCGATCTTAGCACGGATGTTGTTCAGTTCTTCTTCCGTGACACCGGAGCGGGAAGCTGTCTTTTCAAGGCTTCTGGTGTGTTTTTCGATCTGTTTCTTCATGTATTCGACGGATGCCTTATCTGCCTTACCTTCCGGATTTGCTTTAATAACATCCGGTTTTTTGTATACCGAGAGATAATAGACAGCCTCATATTCTTCTTTTGAAATTTCTGTGAAATTGTTTTCATCAACCATTGAGCAAGTCATCCTTGTGATTTCTACAATGGCGTTACCCAGTGTAAGATAACAATATTCAACTAAAAATTCCTTATCCTTAAAGTCAAGGATCTTTATAGCAACATGATCGCACTCAGTTTTTGTAATTCTTTTGAAATACTTTCCAACATACTGGAGATAGTATTCATCACTCTTATAAAGATATTCCATTTTTTTATCCTCCATTGTTATATAGATTTTATTTATACTGCATCTCCCAGATATTCTTCGGCAAACTGACGGGCGTAGGCTTCACTGGTAAAACGGACATCCACACGTCCGTTCTTGAAACACTTGATACTCTTGAGCTTATCCAGATGGAAGGGTATTTCGGTTTCTTCCGTTATCCAACGATAACTAAGCAGTACGGAAAATTTGTACGGGAAATCGCTCATGATACCGAGATCGAAATGAGCAAGCGCACGGATGACCGCTTTCATACTGTCGGTCAGTTCGATCTGATGTTCACCCTTATGGTATTCCTCATACCATCCATCGAAATGGCAGGCGTAACCGGGGAAGGAGAGAACTGCTTTCTTTTGTTCGTATGCTTTCTTGCCATTGTAGCTGTTCCATCCAGCTTTGTGTGCTGCGTCTTTGAGTTCCTGAACTGCCTTATCCTTGAAGGTGAATCCGCCAAGCTGAATGAACACCTGATCCAGAATGTCGCTGTACTTCAATGCCAGATTGTTCAGGGATTCATTGTAGGCTTTTGTAGCTTCGGTAAGAGCCTGAATTTCTTCCTTTGTGTAAGCTCTGGAGCCATCAGGTTTTTTCGGAAGCAGCACTTCCTTAGCATCACTTTCCGAAATTGTAACCTTGTAGGTCTGGCGGAAGTAAGAGAAAATTCTGCCGATGAACAGGCTGTGGGAGTTTTGCAGGTCATCGACAAATCTGTTCGGCTTGAAATCGCCGAGATAGGTAGAGTAAACTTCCTGTTCGCTTTGATTAAGCAAGCGAGTCTGTTCATCCAAATCTGCCTTACTACGTTCAGCCATCACTTTCAAAACACCTCTTGCATGGTCGTATGCTTCCTGCTGTGTCTGGCAGTACACACGATCCTCTTCGGAAATTCTGGTGTCGGCTGCAATTTCGACTGCGTTGAATTTATTGAGAAGATTCATTTTCTGTTCTCCTTGTGATTATTCATGTGTTTTCTGTATTCGATATAGGGATTGTAGGATGCGGCGGCTACCTGTGCGAAAAATGATGTTACCCCATCATAAATGAGCTTGCCAATCAAAATGGCGGCAAGGATCATGGTCATGCAGATTCGTCCTCCTGTTTTTATTCAGGCTTCCATCTTCCAACTGATCCGAAGGATGTCCGTATCAGTCAGGCGATACCCTTTGGTTCTGGCGTATTTTTTCATGAAGAATACACCATTTGCGGTCTGGACGATCTTACCTTCCATTCTGCCATAAGTACACCTTTTGCCAAGAAGACCGGGAAGGACGGCTTTTGCATCTTCTGTGAGCTTTTGTTCATCCGTTGTCGTTGTGTACTGGACAGTGACGCACAGGTGAATCATATCGGAGAAGTTTTCTGTCAGGAACGCAAGGACGCGATCCCGGATTTCCATCCTTTGCTGGGTGGTCATACGCTCATTGAAAGAGAGGGTGAAGTAGGAAAAGTCTCTGCCGGATTCTTTGCCGTCCGTCTTATTGTAGAGATCACCGCACCAGAAATACAGCTCCCAGTCGGTACTGCGGTATGGGATGGGACAATCCGGTTCGTACTGATAACAGACAAACTTTTCCGCAATCGCTTCCATAACGGGCTGGATTTCATTACTTCTCTCGATACCCCACTTGATACATTCAGTTGTCCATTCATCCTGTGAATGTTGATCTGCGTACTCTTTGTTGGCTTTCATTTCGTCTTCTGTGTAGCGGAACTCGATCCGAAAGGAATGCAGGTCTTCTACTGCGTATCCACGTTCCAGAAGGAGCATTTCGGAATCTGTGATATATGTTTTATCATGGTTGATTGTCATAAATGACCTCCGTGTTTTTCTCTTATTACAACTAACTATTTTGCGGAAGGGAAATTAACCGAATTTCTGAAATTTCTGCAAAAAAAAAGAACGCCGGGTTCATCCAGCGTCTTTACTCATTCGTATATAAAATTTTCTCTGCCGACATATTCGCCATCGACATAATCTTCATCGTTTACTCCGGAATACCATGTCAGTTCTCCATGCTTTTCCTGCTTGGCAATCAGCTTCATCATGCAGTCTTCTTCATCGAAGCCGCCTACTGTGATTTCTTCATCGTCTGCATATCTTCCGACCATCATCCACGGGAAGCATAATTTTACTTTTCCCATACGCCCTCCAGACCGAAGGTAAAACGGATTGCGGAATCCTTGATACCGGACATGAAGACGGAATCTGCAAGAATGTTCATGGCAGAAAATACCCGCAGTTCCTTACCACGAAGGGAAGCCAGACGGCGGATTTCGATGGTGATAACGGCATTGGGACGGTTCTTTGACAGCGGTTCGATTTCGATACCGGTGACTTCCATGCTGTTTGCTTCCAACCACTGTGCTGCCTGCTTGACCTTGTTATATCTCTGCATAACGGAGAGGTTGGCTACCTTGCCGCTGAAATAATCGTCGGAGAGAATCCGATCCAGTTCTTCCGGGGTGAAGAAGTCACGAACGTCTACGTCCGCTTCGCGGGATTTATTGATTTTGTCGTTGTAGTCTGCTTCTGCTTTCTGTTTGGCGGCTTCGATCCGCTGACCCATGTTCATGTTGTTCTTAGAAAAATCCACTGCAAGCACCTTGCCTCTGTTCATATTCATTCGCAACTCCATTATATCATAAATTTAATTTGATTTCAATGTTTTGTCTGCATTCTCTGTTTCCGGAATGCTTCTCTGCGGTTGGCTTCCGCTTCGATTTCGTACAGTTTTCTTTCGATAACAGCAACGGAGCCATATCGCTCCAGACTGTTATTTCTCCACCAATTCTGAAAATCCTTCTGGAATACTTTACACGTTTTTCCATCCGTAAAGACAGCGACCTGACACGGTGTATTATACATGGTCGGTATCCGAATCTGATATATCTTATGTAGTTTCATGATTCCCTCACAGTCTGTATGGAGCTACTGCCTGCAAAACTTTTGCTCTGGGGTTATTCTTGACTGGCGTATAAACCGCTTCGCCATTGCTGAATACAGCACTGCAGAATACTTCTTCAAAACCGTACTGGTCAGCCATCCGACTCAGAATTCGATTGATCTTGTTTGTCTCACTGGTATGACGGCGGATTGCAACGCTGCGAAACATATCGAAGTAGTACCGGCAATCATCGTTATCCAGTTCATCCAGATCGTAGTTTTCTTCTACATAAAACTGGATACCATAATAATGACCACTCTCTACCGAAATCTTGTGAAAGAGAAAAGAGTGATTCAGTTCTTCCAGAGCTTCCTCTATATCGCGGACAAGGAAATAGTCTTCCTCATCGTAATCACGAATGAACAGATTGAAATTGTCCATCTTTTTGAAATTTGCACATGACATAATATCACCTCTCTATTACAACTAACTATATTTCTGCGGAACAATTAACCTGTCCGGAAGAATATTTTCTTACCCGCGATGGAGTTCAGAGGAATCAAAATAGACGATGATTCCATCGTCTGCTTCCATTTTTGCGGTAGTATGAGAAACGCTGCGGATGATCCCGGTGATGAATTTTCTGCGTCCCAGAATCATCATTGCCTTTTCACGGGAAATAGGTTCGCCGTGCAGTTTATAGGTTGTCTGTCTTTGGTGTAAAGCGTCCTCCATAGGATGTTGGCTGATTTGTTCTTCACTTACCATACCTGCTTCCAGCCTTTCTGCTTTACAGTTTTGTTCAGTTCTTCTTCACGCTTGTCTGCGGCTTCCTGTTCGCTATCGTCCGGATAATCGGAAACATCCAGATCGACAACATCTACTTCGATTTCACAATCGGCATACACAGCCTGTACCATGCCGCCTTCCACCTTGATAATAATTTTCATTTTGCACCCTCCTGATTTTGCTTTTTATATAATTCGATATACAGTGGCGAATCTTCACCAGCACAGTTGAGTTCAAGTTCGTCAAATACCTCTCCGTCAATTATGCCTACAACATCCATATCTCCGTTATAAGACATCGTTTCTTTTAGGATTTCGATCAACTTGCTTAATTTCATAATTATAACTCCTTTGGATTGACAGATAACAGAATACCGCCCATCGTAGATTCCGACAGGCGGCGTTCTGTTTTACTTCTGTTTACTTTACTCCGACCAGTTCAGCGGTACGATCCAGCAGTTTGTGACCGTCCATGATCCGGTTCCAGTTGTTTGCGCGGTAGTCCTGCGTCTTGCGGAGCGGTTCGGAGTGTGTTACCATATCACTCATGGCATTGACAACACCCCATGCAGTGTTCAGGTACATAGCGATGTCAGGACGAAGGTAGCATACCATAAATTCTTCTTTTGCTTTCTGGGCAGTAGTCTTCCTGCGTTCGGTATCGTTTTCATCAACCGGGAACATTTCATCCAGAATTTTGTTCAGCTCATCGTCGGTGACTCTCTTGTTAGCGAGTTTCTCTGCGTATTCGGAAAGCTCATCCATATAGGTATCTGCCAGTTCCAGACAGATTCTTGCTTCCTGCATCTTCTGGTTGATGTCGCCGACGTGTTTGGTAGACCACTGACGACGGGCGGTATTCAAGGCAAGATTCAGGGTGTTGTTGCACACAACTCTGATGGGTGTCATACAGACGCGGATCGCACCGGAACCGTCGTGCGTATTGGAGAAACAGAGGTAAGGTTCCACTTCATCGTCGATCACCTTGCGGGTAGGCATCTTGGCAAGGAGCCAGATTTTTCTGCCGTCCTGTAGGCTGCCTGCGGTTTCGTATCGAACGTCTCCGCCGACAAGTTCATCAGTGAAGCTGAAGGCTTCGGTATTCTGGACGATCTGGTATCTGTCGCTGACCACGCCCAGCACCTTGCCATCCGTGCTGCGGACGTTTGCCTTGAAGTTTTCGATCTTTGCGCCACCGCACACCTGAATGCTGCGCTGCTTTACTTCCCAGTCCAGACCGGCAAGACGGAGAGCGTCTGCGCTGGTGGGAGCTTCCTGCACCATCGTGCCAAGACCGTGCCACGGAACCTCACGAACATAGAACATAGATTCAACATTTGCTGCCATAATTTTATCCTCTCAATTCTGCTTTTTTTGATTTGGGATTCGATCCCCTATTACAACTAACTGTTGTCATACGGTTTAATTAACCGGATTTTGAGATTTTTTGAAATTTATTTTGCCAGCCAGAAATTCTCACCCAGCTTTACAAGGTTGTACTTTTTCTGCATCTGACGGAATTTCTTTTCAGTCGTACAGATGTACGGGTTGCTTCCGTCTGCGAATTTGATATGCTGCCAGTTAAAAGGTTTCATCCGAAGTCCACATCCTCCTCACACAGAATCATGGAGTAGCTGATAGATGTGATGTACTTGATGTCTGCCATTTTCATGAATTTCAGCATCATGTCATTGGCATCGACAGCGGAGATCATGTAACCGCGATTGGTTCCGTTCTGAAGGGTAGCGATTACTGCGAATTTTTCCAGACGGGGTACTCCTAACTCTGCCAGTTTTTCCGTCAGCTCATCTTCGGAGCATCCAGAAAATATATCGCCTTTACAATACGGGCAAGTGCAAAAGGTATGATATGCTGTGACTTTCTTATTGCAGAGCTTATCATTGGTGAAATAGTTGCCGCAGGCTTCACACTGGACAATCTTACCTTTTTCAATGGCGTCATCACAGCACGACTTACACAGTATGTATTTATCTTCCATACCGGGATTGATTTCGCAGTAACATTCAAAGTTTGCGTCCCTGATGATTCTGCGACAGGTCTTACAAATAAGATGGTTCATCTTTTACCTCGCTTATTTTTCATAAAGGTAATTGCCTTTTGCGTCTTCGACGATGATGATTTCGCCTTCGATGTTTTCCGCTTCACCAAAGTCTGCGCTGTCCCATTCTTCTTCGGCTTTTTCCTTTGCTTCTTCAAGGTCTTCGGCTTCAACCTCAGCCACATATCTGGCTTCGATTTTATAGGTAACATAGAATTTCTTTTTCATGATGATTTCCTTTCTGGTTTTGTTTCTATTATAACTAACCGCTGAACGATCCGATAATTAACCGGAATCTGAAATTATTTTTCTTTGATTTCGATATGGAGAACGCCGTCCTTGACGGAAAGTTCCGATACCTTACGGTGGTCAAGTCCGGTATAATCCAGAAGCTCCATTGCCGTACCTTCAAACATGATACGGCGGGATTTCTTGTTGATAAGTACGACTTTCTGATCCGGGTTCCCAAGGATCATTGTCAGATCATAAAGTTTCATAGGGCAACCTCCATTTGTAGTTGTATTTATGGGGTAGGGTTTTTGATAACGGAAGCCCTCCAAAACCGCAATAGCTGCATCTCTGGCACCTCCCATCAGGATTTGATGTTGTCAGGCAAATATCATCTTGTCACCGCGCTCCGTGATTTCACCACGGAAGCAGTTGCCGCAGTACATCCACACACCGGGAGCGATCCGGGTGAAGGTCAGATAGGTATTGCGGTAGTTGCCTGTGTCCGGGTCTTTCCGCATAGAATAGGGTTCGCCGAGCTGGGAACATCTGCTGCTCATACAGGCAGGCGGCATACAATCCATGAAGTCATCCACCACAGCCTGCGAAACATAGTCGCCGATTTTTGCGGTACTGGTATCAAATTCGCCCTCCTGAATAACGGGCTTATTGTTGTAGGTAGTCATTGTAAATCCTCCTTGATGTGTTGTCCACCTATTACAACTAACTGCCGATCATGGCGGAAATTAACCTTGATGAACGAAATTTTTGAAGTTTTCTTCTGCGCGAATAGATTGGATAAATGCCTTATAGCTGTCAATTTCTTTGGTACTTTCATCCATCTGCATTCGCAGGTCATTTACTTCTCGTATGGATTCATCACGAAAAGTCGTTCGCAGGGAATGAAGTATGGTGTTTACCGGTTCGATCCAGCTTTCGCGGATGACTTCGCCATCCAGAACGACCTGCTCAAACAGCTTCACATCGTTGATACAGTCAGGATCGTTCGTGCTGCACATCCGGAAAAACATAACCAGATAGAAAGAAAGAGCTTCATCCAGTGAAGGGAAGCTCTTAATTCTTTCTTCTTCTCGTTCAGTGTATTCTACCTGATACCGGGTTTCGATCTTTACGCTTTCTTTCTGGTATGAAATCATGGGTATCTCCTTATGTATAAATATACAGTATTTATGTATATCAGGTATTTTCGGTGGTTTTGGGGCGGAAATTGCGGTTAAAGGTATTGCTATAGGCGCATACGCCATTCCAGTCGTTGTAGGTAACTTTTTCCGTCTGGTCGCCGTTCTGAAAAATCAGATTTGCTCTGGGCGGGTTTCCGTCATCCGTTCGTCTTCTGGTTCCGCAGATAAGCCACTTTGCAAAGTCTTCACGACGGGAGACTTCACGCAGATAATAGTTTTCGGATTCGGTTCCGCGATATACTTCCCGTCCGGTTCCGCATTCGATTTCAACAAACTCCACGGGGATGATCTTTTCGGGATTTCTGGTCAGATCGTTGTGATAGTCGTTCTGGGGGATTTCTACGAAATAGGTATTTAATCTGCGAATGAGTACAGCATGATCCTTGATATACTCTACGCCCAGCATCTCAAATTCCTTTTTGGGAAGAAAAACATAGTCCTGAACATCTCTGCAGGAGCATATCACCTTGATCCAGTCATCCATATTGATGTTGAACTCGCTGTACTCGCGGCGGTCTTCTTCGGTAGGTTCAGTGAATGTGGTTACAAACTCCGCAGCTTCGATGGAATAGAAATCTTCGTCGCAGTCGAAGCACTGATAGGTATATTCCGGATTGTCAGACTTTGCAAGCACTTTACCGCATTTCGGGCAGCGGTAGGATATGTGTTTTTCGTTCATGATTTTTCACTCCATTCTTGAGCTTTCAGCTCATCATTGACTTGTTTGTAATTTTTGTTTCGCCAGTCGTTGATGTGCTTACATATCCAACGACCTTTTCTCCATTTATGCACGGTCATTCCGTAGGTTCCGAAAACAATGTAACCGCCCGGAATATCCCAGTCGAAACTTTCTTCTCGCTGACCGATCTGACGGAGTTCTTCCCATTCAGTTTTCGTGAACATTTTTGTTTTCCTTTTTCAGAAATTCTTTGGCACAGTCAGGGCATCGGATAAGATCACTTTCCTGCATGATCTTCCGGTATCCATCCTCTCCCACGGCATCTTTCAGGCATTTGGAACAGAATATACTTCCGCAGACCTCGCAGCCCCACATTTCACCGTGGATTTCATCGGTTTTGTCCCATTCGATTTCCGTCTCACAGAAATCACATGAGTAAAGGTTTTCGTTGATATACGGCATCCAGTATCACCTCCTATTATAACTAACTGCCGTCAATACAGATAATTAACCAGAAAACAAAAAAGCGGGAAAGATTTTGCCTTCCCGCTATTCTTAATCTGTGATGATATAAAGAACCAGAGAATCCATACCGGATTTCTGATCGTAGCTTGATGTGATACGGTCAATCCTGTATTCTCCGTATTCATTTACAGCATACTCAATAGAACATCCGCTGTCCAATGTTCTTTGCTTTGTTTGATCCCAGACAATAGCCCACTGAAGATTGCCGGTTACACTGCGAAGGATCGGCTTCAGGTCTTTGAGCTTCATATATACCTCCTGTTATACAGCGTAAATCAGTTTTACGCCGTCGCGTTCTGCGTGGAATGCTTCTGCCACAGGGCAGTCATAGCACAGTGCGGTGTTGCATTTTCTGGGGCTTCGGCAGGCTCGTCCATCCACTCCGCAAATCACAGGCACTTCTTTCTTTGCATGGAGGACGATCCGGCATCCGGTCAGCTTTTCGGAAATCAGGGTTTTCAGATAATTCAAGGCATATTCATCCTTATCAAAATACTGGCTTTCGATCTTCCAACGCCAGATGCTTCCTTTATCATCCTTCGGAAGCTCCGTAATCTTGATTTCTTTGCCGTTTGTCAAGTGGATGATGTATCTGTTATCGCTGACCTGCTCTGCATTCAGATACAGGCTGTCAGTGATGTACATTTTCATTTTACTCATGTGTTTCCTCCTATAATACGCCCAGCTCTTTCAGGGCGGTTCTGCCGAGAGTGTAGATATGAGAATCTCCGCAGTTATACTTTCTGTACCATTCGCAGATGGTATTTGTACCGATAAATGCTCTCAGGCATTCCCATGTCAGACGCTCATCGTAATTGATGTATTCATGACTCTTTTTCAGGCGAGGTGCGTACTCCTTGATTTTTGCAAGGTTCTTTGAAAAAGCGGATTTCACTTCGGGAAATTCATCCGCCAGTTTCATTCTGGGCATTTGTTTTGCTCCTTTGTTGTGTTTGAGTTCCTATTATAACTAACTGTCCGGAAACGTGAAAATTAACCGTTAGCCGTAAATTACTTCATTAAAAACGGCAAACTGGAGAATCTGATCTGCGGCTTCTCCGTCCATATCATCAATGCCGGTACGTCCATCCGACGCAACGAGCTTCATATAGTCACGGAAGCCATTCAGAAGGGAAGACAGGGGGAGATCATAGTCTTCGTCGTCCTCTCTGTCGTAGACTTTCAGAATTCCGCCGTGTTCCAGAATTTCGGCGCATACATCTTCATAGCAGATGTCTTCTGGATTCTTCTTTTCTTTGGTCATCCGATCCACAAGGCGCAGTCTGGCAGCTTCATAATCATTTTCATCCCAGCAGATTTCCGCCCAGTAATCAAATCCGCCGCCCTCCATTGCAAGCAGGTTTACGATGTCGTCCGTAGTGATAACAGTTTCGATAATGATTTTATGTTCCATTTTTTATTCCTCCGATATGCTATTTATCGCTGTTAAACCGAACAAACTGCCATCTGATTCAAGTGATCCGACAAATTTGATCCAGTTTAGATATATCCTTTTCCATTTTTCGATCTCTTCTGGGCTATTTGATTTTGCGGCACTTTTTACTTTTTCTACCAGCAAATTTGTTATCTCAGAAGATGTTTCTCCATAAAGAATTACTCTTTCCATTGGTTTTCACCTACACTTCCGATTCATCCATTTCGCTGGATTCTTTTTCGTGCTTTTCGATGATCCGCTTATACTTTTCCGGCATTTTATGATACATCCGGATTTTATGTGCGCTGCTATACATATCCAGATAAACCTCCGTCACGACGGTAGTTTTCAGTCCGTCGCCATACATCAGGATGTCGCCGCATCCGAGAACGGGATCACGCATCTGGATGATCTCGCCGCCTTTTTCGATGTACTCATTCATGAGCTTATCCACGGCGGAGCTGGTATATAATGATTGGGTCATGGTGTGTCCTCCGTTTTGTTCGTTTTGTTTTCCCTCTATTACAACTTACTGCGTAGAACGGGATAAATTAACCGGTAAAATAAAAAAATGCAGAAAAATCTGCATTGGTTGACTTTGGTTGGTATTGTGTGGTATAATGTGAATGGTTCGGTATATTCAAAATTCTACATAAAAGGAAGTATAATATATGGCACTCATAAAATGTCCGGATTGCGGAAAGGAAGTCAGCGACAGAGCGAAAGCCTGCATCCACTGCGGCTGTCCTTTGGATGAAATTGTAACAAGCGGAGTTGTACGCATTAAGATTCCGAACAATATTGTCACCGGATGGGCAGGGCTGTTCTCATCCCGCAGAGCAGTGATAACCTCCGATGGTGGTGAAACAGTTTGGGAAGGCAGCCACGGAGACAATGCCAGCTTTACGATTGATAAACCGATGAACATCCAGATTGATCTTGGCGGCTGGGCAAATCCGGTTATGGGAACCGTAGAGCCTAAAAAGAAATATTCCTGTGTTCAGGATATGGGCGTTCATATGCTTGCAACATATCGACTGACGGAAGTTGATGTGATTGATGCAGACTGAAGGTGATAGAGGTGTTTGACAGAAAAGCAATACTTGAAATGGCAAAAGAAAATCCGGAGTTGAAACGATATATAAGTAAAATTGATGAAAGTTTCAAAATTAAATTTGATAATAAACCTTGCGTCTGTTCATTTTGCAATGGGAAATCGCCGCATTCAAGATGTATTTTAGGATATGAAAACAGAGAAGTAGCATATATGTGTGAGAGATGCTTTCAGTCTATGTACAATTCCGCATTACTTTCAGATGCTGTAATTCAAATCGAAAAAGAAAAAGCAAGAACAGAAAATAATACCGAAAATTAAATAAAACGAAGAGAGCTAAGTTGTATAACCCAGCTCTCTTTTCTGTTCATGTTCTGGTGGATGCTGTTCATGATCCAGTAGGCGATTTTCAGTCATTATTAGCGCATTCAGAGTTTAATGTGATATTCTGAAATGCGCCTTCTCTCTGCATGGTTTCATAAATTGCCCGCTTGATAAACTCATTTGCCGATTCGCCTTTTGATTCTGCGTACATCCGAATTATTTCCCTGTCACCTTTTTTTACACGAACTTTAATATCATCGTAATTATTTTTCATGTATTTTGCTACTGCGCGTTGGTTTGCTTTCGGTACTGACATTATAAACACCTCCATCTACTATTATAACATAAATATATATAGGGTACAATATGCCATTTGCACAAAAATACACATAAATCATTTTCAAATATTGTATTCAAATATTGTACCCGATATTGGGCGAAAATCTTGACATATTGTACCCGATATGATATAATATATATAAAGAAAAACCGAGGGACGCAACCCCTCGGTTTCGCCTGACGGTCAAGAGGTTCAACCATCAAGCCAGCTTGCGCTGCACCTCTATTATATCACACCGCAGGTCTATTGTAAAGAGGTATTTTATGAACGTATCCATTACCAATCCCAACAGACGCGACAGCGAACCCGTAGCTGTGATCCAGCTTAACACCCAGCCGCACAATATCAGATTCTCCCATGTGGAACACTGCAACTGTCTCTTTGTGAAGCTCGTCCATTTTCCGTACAAGGAAATCATGAACCATCTTTCATCCATTGAAGACGGTGAAGTGATCCAGCTTAAAGGCTACATCCGTATTTGTATCAAGAAACAGTACACTACATACTATTTTGTAGTACGTTACGGTGTCCGTGTCGGCGGAGCTTCCAAAAACCAGTACACGGTGACAGAGAAGGAAAGATTATATCCGATTGAAGCGGAACGGGTTCATCTTTTCAATCTCACCCGTGCGTATCTGTCCCGCCTGTATGAGTTTAACACCCAGCGTGATGCAGATTTGCTTGCATCCTATTTCAAGGCGTTTATCACTCCGCCCACGCTTGAAGCAATTTCCGAACGGCTGACCGAAGAAGAAAGGCAGAGAGCTTTAAGAACCCTTTGTGCTATCTTCGATTTCGATCCTCCTATTACAACTAACCGTCCCCAATCCAGATAATTAACCAAACAACGAAAAAAAGGCAGGGAATTTTTCATCCCTGCCAATTTTGTTTTCATCTGTTATGCGAATACGAACGGGTTGTTGAGCTGCTTCATGTTTTCGTTTGCCAGTCGCAGAATTTCTTCATCTGTTATGGTTCCGGACAGCTTGCACAGAAGATCGAAATTCTTTCTGGGCTGCATATCTCCCATGACTACATCCACACCCAGACCGGAAGACTTCATGAATCCGGGGGTATCGCAGTCAACCCAGATCGACAGGTGAAGTACCGGACGAACGCCCACGGTCTTCCAGTTTTCGCGGACTTCGGTATATTCCAGCTTTGCCTGAAGGGTTTTCCCGCCGTCCAGTTTCAGCGACTTTACCGCTTTTTTATCACCGCTCATAAGGAAACTGTGAAGATCAAAACCGAATCCGTTTGTCAGCTTTTCGTTCCACTTGTTGAGCTGTTCTCTTGTACACTTTGCCATTTTTATATCCTCCCTTTATGCCTTTACGAATGTTAAGATTTTTCTGCCGATATATACCGGGTATTCACTGCCTGCGCTTTTCCGCGCTTTATTGTACAGCTCCTTGAATTTGTCTGTACTCTTGCAGAGATTCCGTGCTTCCAGAATCCCCGCGTCCTTGTCGTTGATAATGTATCTCATGCTATCCTCCGTCAGTCAATGGCGATCCGCTTGCTTCCGTTTGTTGCTGCCTTTTCCATCCGGTCTGCAATGGACGTGAGCTGTTCCGAACGGAGTTTGAATAATGCTTTATGCAGGTGTGTTGGGGATCCCTCCGGCACATCCAGACGTGCGGCTGCTGCGTTTGCTTCTGCTCTGTCGCGGAGTGCATCCACGATCCACGTCAGCTCTGTTTTTGTAAGATGTATCATCATGTTGTTGTGTACCTCCCTATTACAACTAACTGCCTGATTTGCGAGAAATTAACCGTGAATTAAAATTCAAGTACAATTTTGTTTGTGACCAGCAGGGCGATCCCGGTGGGGATCATGAATACAAGACAGGTTCCGTCTTTATCTTCCGGCGTTTCGCCATTGGAACACATCCAAACTATCAGGGCGCAGAGGGCGAGAATGCCCAGCCCCATGAGCTTCTGAAGAATCAACCGCTTCCAGTATGTTCTATTATCCATTGTTTACAGACTCCTTCCATTCTTCCGATCCGATTCTTATCCACCAGAGCGGCGCAATGTAAACGCCTTCTTCACTCTCCAGTATGCCGATCCCAATTTCGCTGCCTTCAAAGTCTTCACCGGACAGCCAGAGCGATCTACCGTTATCCAATACAAGATGTATTTCCATACAAACCCATTCAGCCTTCAGGACTTTCCGTGTTACTGTTCCATCAGTGACGAAAACGGCGCGTCCTGCTTCCAGTGCTTCGGGGATTTCATGCCATTTCATTCTGTCTTCTTCCTCCCTGCTTCCGGTCATCCGCTCCCAGCCTGATTGACTGGGGCGGCGTTCCGTTCTTTTGGTCAAGCGGCTTCAAAGTCTGTTATCAGACCTGCGGCGCGTCCTGCTTCCTTGATCTTCTTCAATCTCTTGCAGATTGCTGGTTCAGAGATACCGACCATCTGGGCAATCTCCTTGCTGCTGTAACCGTCCCGGCGACCTTCAATGATGATTCTGTCGATCTCGTCGCGGCTGTTGATGAAGTCAGCCAGCATCACACCAGTGACGGCGGAGGCTTCCGTGTTATCCTTGCGGCTTGTCGCCATCTCGTCGATATACTGCACATCGTCGCCGTTTTTGTCCTGCACCGTATGAACACGGGCGCGGATGTGCTTGACCTCTGCACGGTACACCGCACGGATAGAATACAGGCTTGCACGGTACACGAGCTGCACCAGTGAAATATTGAGCTTCCCGGATTCTTCGCGGCGTTCGTTGATCCTTGCCAGATTTCCCGGTTCCATCATCTGCATGAGCTTCAGCCATGCGTCATTCACAAAACCGTCAAGATCATTGTTGCGGAAAAACCATGCTACAGACTCGTTATACTCGTTATAGTGATCTTCCGTGCTGTGGGCGATCTCGTCCTTAGCGGCGCGCTTGACGTTTGCGCGGAGGAACTGCATTTGCTGTTCGCCGGTCAGGGCGTTCCAGCTTGCAATGATTCTTTCAGGCTGGTTCTTTTCATGCGCCCATGCCATCTTCAGGCATTCGCCGAACGTCTTTTCGCCGTCTTCCTGATCCCGGAAAAGCTCCCACGCCATACGCATGATAGACTTCAGATCGTACTTTTTCATTTTCAAAACTCCTTTTCATTCATGCGCTGACGCGCCGTTATAATTGGTTTCCTGCGACGGGCTGCGCCCGTTTCGGTTAGTTACCGGCTAACCATCGTCAGGCAGGTTCATTCAATCGCGCCACGCTTCTTCAGATCATAGAAGCACCAACGGTTTACGCTGTTTTCGTCCATCGTTTTGAATGCGTCTAACTCTGCGTCAAACTGCGCTTTATACCGGGCGATTTCGTCCCGCTGTTTCGTGATACTGGTGCCGAAATAGCTATAGCCAGCTTCCAATCCGCCGCCATGTTACGCGCCATAGTTGCGATCATGCTCTGTTTATCTTCATACCAAAGATCAAACCAGTCGTTTCTGTCGGTCAGTCGTGCCATTGTAAAGCCCTCTCTTTCTGTGTGTCGGTCAGGTTGGCGGCATTGCTGCCGCCGTTTACCTGACGGATTGATTAGTTAATTCCTTAGATGAAGTACATTGCGCCGTTGTATTCAAGGGCTATTGCTTCCTGCCCCATTTCGTGCTTCAGCTCAACGCACATAGAAACGATGTCGTCAATGTACTTTTCAGCGTCTGCGGTATCACAGTATGCAAATACCATCGTAGTTCGTTCTGCGATCAAGTCGCCGTTGTTGGCTACCCAATAGCCTGCTGCCTGTGTAGCAGTGGCACCGCCGAATGCGTTTGACAGAGTACGCGCCACACGCTCAACAAAAGGCGTGTTGTCGATTTCTTCATTGATGTTTACCGTCGCGGGAACGTAGACGGTGATTTTGCTTTTCAGGGGGATCATGTTTGCCAGTTTCATTTTCAGTACCTCCGATATTCTTTAGCTACATCCTTTAGAGCTTTTCAGTACCGCCAGTCAGACGGTGGGTTTGGTTGGGGTTTTGCTTTCCTTTACTGCACCTATATTATACCACACTCGCCGCCTAAAGTCAATAGAAAACGATAAAATATTATCGCTTTTAGGCTTAAAAAGTCACTAAATTAGCAAGACTTTATTTGTGCATTTTGCTACATCTTGACTATGCTTGCCAGCCTGACAGAGTGAGCCAAAACAGACCGGAAGACAGCCAGACGGCGACCGCTGCACCAGACCTTCAGCAGATGCAGAGACGGCAGAACGTGCGGAGGAATCGACCCCAGCGGACAACATGACGCACGGAACGCTGGAGAATATGACAGCCGAAAGGAAGGAAAGCAAGCACCCACGGAGAGCCAGAGCTTCAGAACGTCGTGAGAGATGGAACGCGGGAGGAAGCGAGGAAGGAGAGGAAGCTGGAGAGGAGGGGAGAAGGAAGGGGAACGACTGAAGAACAACAACACTTCAGCCCGTCCCGATCTCCAGCCCGAACGTCTGCCATTATCCGCCGTCCGTCCACCGTCTGCCAGCCTGACAGAGACAGAACAGGACGCACACGACAGAACCGCTTGAAATCAATTCCGCTTTTCAAGAGTATGCAGAACCCGTTGAGAAACGACCCATTCAGCGTGTCAATAAAGGCAATAGGCAAGTTAATATTTATAGGCATTCCCGATCCGCAGAAATGGCGGATAGTACCCCCTTCTCCACGCCTCATCTTCGATTTTCCGCCTCGACACCACCACCTTCATCAACGCATCTTTCTCAAGATCTTGTACCCCTACGGACAAATACCCGAATACGATCTTATATTGAGAAAACACCGTTTAACAACGTGAAATAATCGAAGTTCTGTTCTCTAAAGGAAATAACTAAACAAAAATATTGTATAAATCTATTGACAAACAACGTAGTTTATGGTATAATATTTAATGTAAGGATCCAGTTGATAATATACGAATATCAACGGGTTTAAGTGAATGTTAAGCAATTAACTAAAGAATACAATAAGGAGAACCGAAATGGGTAAAGTGTCCGAAGTTGTAACAAATTCAATCTCTTTAACTCCCGAAAACGCAGTAAAAAAAAGTAGACCTCAGAACTACAAGAAAGATGAAAGCCAGACTGTTTTTCCGATCAAGAAACATGATGAAATCATTGCTATCGCTAACTGGCTTCTTGAAAACAAAGGAAAGAAGTATGTCCTTGCATTTACTCTTGGTATCAATCTTGGGCTGAGAGCAAATGAACTCCTTGCCATTAAGATTAAGAGTGTATACAATCCTGATGGATCTGTAAGGTTTATTGATGACGTAGAAGATACTTCTGATGCTATCGAAATTTTACAGAGCAAAACCAGAAAATTCCGTAAGGTATTTCTTAATCAGGCTTGTAAGGATGCTCTTGAATGGTGCAATCCTGTAAGAGAATCCAATAGTGATGTAACTACTCCTTATCTATTTCCCAGTAGAGAAGGTGGATCCATTCAGGTTGGTACTTTCCGTAAGGTTCTCAAAGAAGCTGCACAGGCGTGTGGACTGAAGCAAAATGTAGGAACACATACTTGTAGAAAGACGTGGGGCTGGCATCAATATAAGTATAACTGTGATAATGCTAATATGGATATCACGCTTCTCCAGAGAGCATTCGGACATAGTTCTCCGGAAGTGACTCTCAGATATCTTGGTATTACAGATGAGGAAGACAAAGCACTGTATCATACCATGAATATTCATGTTGTTTCAGACAATGCTTTTGGAAACAAGGTTCACTGAGAACATGAAATCTGCGGTAGTTTTCCTTGAAGACGAAGGAAAACAATACATTATTTCCCCACCCATCTAAAAGGGAGCCGTTTTCAGAAAGCCATTGTTCAACGGTCTTTTCTCACTCTTCCGGAGTGTATTTTGCCTACCAAAATTCAGCAAAAATCTGATTTCAAAAAGGAGAAAAATCATGGATATCAAAATCTGTGATGCGATCATGGGAGCTGGTAAGACCAGTGCTGCCATAAACTACATGAATCAGTCGGACGGTAACTTTGTTTTTATCACGCCGTATCTGAATGAGTGTGATCGTATCATTGATAACTGCGCTATCAAGAGCTTCAAATCTCCTAAGGATAAGCCTCGTAGCAAGCTCTTTAATCTACATTTTCTGTTGGAGAAACAGTACAACATTTCCAGTACCCATGCACTTTTCGCAAGCTACAATGATGATACTGTAAGGCTTATCAAAGAGGGACATTACACACTTGTGATGGACGAAGTGTTTGAGATTGTCAAAGAAATCAATATCACAAAGGGTGATGTGCAGGATTTGATGAACAGCGGCTACATTGAAGTTGATAAGGAGACTTGCCGAGTTCGCTGGTTGAACGATTCGTATGTTGGCACTACTTTTCAGGATCTTATGCTCAGAGCTAAGGCGGGGACACTGTTATATTATAACGACACATTCCTGTTCTGGATGTTCCCTCCGGAAGTTTTTGAAGCCTTTGATGAAGTGATTGTCCTTACATATCTCTTTGAAGCACAGCTCCAAAAGTATTACTTCGATATCAATGGATTTCAGTACAGATATATTGGGGTTGAGGTTGATGCGGACGGACAGTATATGTTTTCTGAAAATCGCAATCAATTTACAAAGATATACGGTTTGCGGGATAGGGTACACATTTTCGACAATGAAAAACTCAACAGCATTGGCGATGAGAAATTTGCTCTTTCCTCCAGTTGGTCGGAACGGCAGTTCAATAATCCTAAGGTCGCAAGCAAGATGCGGAACAACATCTATAATGTTCTGCGTCATTACTATGGCGGCAAGGGAAAAGATTGTATGTGGACTGCATTTAAGGCACAGAGAGATAAGATAGCCCCACCGAATTACAGTCGCTGCTTTATTCCTTGCAGTTGTCGTGCAACCAATGAATACCGTGACAGGACATACCTTGCATACTGTGTAAACATTTTCTTCAATCCGTTTTTGAAGCGATATTTTGAAGAACATGGATGTACTGTAAATGAAGACCGGTATGCGCTGAGTGAAATGGTACAGTGGGTGTGGAGATCTGCCATCAGAGATGGCAAGGAAATCAGTATTTATATTCCCAGTTTACGGATGCGGACGCTTCTGAAGGATTGGCTTGATGAAGTGTCTGAATAAATCACGAAAGGAATTAACTAAATAACCGATATGTGCGAGTTTTGCAGAAAATTCGATTTCGGAAGTGCGAAAGCAGAGACAGACCGTTATGGCGCGAGACTGTGTGTGTCTGGCGGTTGGGGGCGTTTCCCTGAAAACGAGCAATTCAATTTCTGTCCGGTTTGTGGAGAGGGCTTACGAAAACCTCCTGAGGGTAGAATGTCTAATGATAAGGCTCGTGAAATCTTATATAGCCATATCAGACAGTGTGGTATGTTGATGCCAAATGATTGGATTCAGAAAAACGGTGAAGGAAGCGATTTTCATAAGGCAATGGAAGTGGCGTTGGATGCTCTAAAGTGAGGTGCGTGTGGTGCTGATAAACAAATTACGGCGTAAACGAAAAATTTTGTGTCATGTAGACACTGGCAACAGACAGTTATTCTATACCGATGGTATCAATCCGTGTGGATGTGGCTCGAATCTATTTCGTTATGAATACGACGGTGAAAATATCTACGGCGTGTGTAATTCATGTGATACGGACATTTATGCGCTGAAAGAAGAATACAAACAAGAATACCTTGAACGTGGCATATGGAAGTGATGAAGTATGTTCGTTCTTCAATAAAAACATTATCAAATGGAGGAAAATTGGTATGAAAAAGATGATGATCTCTCAGCCGATGGCTGGAAAGACGGAGCAGGAAATCGCGGAAACCAGAGAGAGGGCGATCCAGTTTGCAGAGGAAAACGGATACGAATTTGTGAATACTCTGTTTACAGACGAATGGTATTCCCGTGAATCTATGGAAAAGCGTGGAGTTGTTCAGATTCCTCTCTGTTTCCTTGCAAAGTCCCTCGAAAACATGAGTCTTTGCCATATTGCGTATTTCGGTAAGGGCTGGGAAAATGCTCGTGGCTGCCGTATTGAACATGAAGCGGCTGTCGCATATGGTCTTGAAGTTGTCTATGAGTAAGGAGGATATTATGGATAACAGAAAACTTCTCATCGTAGTGGATATGCAGCGTGATTTTGTAGATGGTGCGCTCGGATCCGCAGAAGCGGCGGCTGTCGTTAAAAAGATCGCGGATAAAGTAAACGATACCGAAAAGGTAGTATTCACATTCGACACTCACGAAGATAATTACATGGAAACGCAGGAGGGAAGAAATCTTCCGATTCCTCATTGTATTCGCGGGACTGACGGTCATCGCCTTGTACCGGAACTTGAAATTTTCAAGGACAGATGCTATACGGCAGAGAAAAAGACCTTTGGATCTGTACAGCTCGGTTTGTTTGTTGCCGAGATGTTTGAGAAGGATTTCATCGATGAAGTTGAGCTTGTAGGTGTCTGCACAGATGTGTGCGTGATCTCCAATGCAATGATAATCAAGGCATTTTGCCCGGAAATTCCGATCAAGGTTGATGCCTCCTGCTGTGCTGGTGTTACCGTTGAAAACCACATGAATGCTCTGAAAGCTATGCAGGCTTGTCAGATTGAAATTCTGAATATGGAGGAAACCGTATGATTAAGGTAAATGGTGTGGAAATTTCGCCTGAGAAGTTTCCGGATGGAACGTATAAGCTGAAATTACAGCGTTTTGGAGAAGATCATTTCTGTGTCACATGGCTGTATGATGGGGAACATGAACTGCCCACCCTGATTTACATTGCGTCCCACTTGAGAAATTACGGATGCAGAGAGATGATTCTGTATATGCCGTACATTCCCAACGCTCGTATGGATCGTGTTAAGGATAAGAGTGAGGTATTTACTCTGAAATACTTCGCGGATATAATCAACGGTCTGTTTTTCGACAAGGTATTCGTGCTGGATCCACATTCCAATGTAGCTACGGCACTTATTGACAGGGTATATGTCGTTCAGCCTAAGGAGTATATTAAAAGAGCGATCCGCGATACTATGCAGAATGATCTGATGATGGTATATCCGGACGAAGGGGCGATGAAACGATATTCCGGTATGATTCGTGCGCCGTATCTGTTTGGCATCAAGAAGCGCGATTGGGAAACCGGCAATATTGAAGTGCTTTCGATTGTCGGCAATAAGCCAGATGATATGAAATCCGCTTTGATTTGCGACGATATCTGCAGCAGGGGCGGCACATTCTATTATACAGCAAAAGCGTTGCAGACGATGGGTTTTGAAAACATCTATTTGTATGTAACACACTGCGAAAACACGATTTTGTCAGGCGATCTCATCGACAGCGGACTTTTGAAGGGAATCTTTACAACAAGTTCTATTTTCCGCAAGGAACATCCTTTGATTACAACATATTCTATGGAGGATTATATTTATGGAGACTAATCCGCTTCTGCTTTTGGACTATTACAAAACGACACATCACGAACAATATCCGAAGGGGCTTACGAAATTGGTTTCGTATCTCACACCTCGCATGACGAGAATTCCCGGTCAGGACAAACTGGTGATGTTCAGTCTGCAAGCATTCTTGAAAACATATCTCGTTGAATATTTCAACAAGAACTTTTTCAATAAAAGCTGCGACGAAGTTATACATGAATACTGGCGTGTACTCGACTATACACTCGGCGAGGATACGTATGACCTTAAAAAGATCATTGATTTGCACAACCTCGGATATTTACCCCTTGAAATCAAGGCAATTCCGGAAGGAACCCGTGTTCCCGTAAAGGTTCCTATGATTGAAATCAGTAATACACATCCCGATTTTGCATGGCTCGTGAACACCATCGAATCGCTGATGTCCGCTGAATTGTGGCATCCAATGATTTCTGCCAATGTCGGTTATTGGTATCGTGAGATTGTAAACCGTGCCTACGACATTTCTGTGGATGACAATGTGCCGCGCAGTCGTGCGCTTGGCGATTTTTCCTTCCGTGGTCAGGAAAGTCTGCAGTCTGCCGTCAAGAGTAGTGCCGGTTTTTGCCTCTCCTTTTTGAACACCGCAACAGTTCCCACGATTCCTTATCTGGAAGAAATGTATAACTGCGATTGCAGAAAGGATGATGTAGCATACGGAGCTATTTCTACGGAGCATAGTGTAATGTGCAGTAATTACGCAATCGACGGAGATGAAATTTCATTTATCCGCCGTTTGCTTACTGAGATTTATCCCAATAACAGTTTCTCTATGGTTTCTGACAGCTATGATTACTGGCATCTCGTTGACGAAATTCTTCCTCAGCTCAAAGAAGAGATTATGAATCATAAAGGGTGCCTGCTGATTCGCGGAGACAGCGGCGATCCCGTACAGATCGTAACGGAAACTGTATTCCACCTCTGGGATATTTTTGGCGGCACTATAAACAGCAAGGGGTTCAAAGTTCTTAATCCTCATGTAAAGGCAATTTATGGTGACTCTATCACGGTGAGCCGTTGTGCTGAAATTTATCGTGTGCTGATTGAAGCTGGATTTGCCTGCAATAATGTTTCTCTTGGTGTTGGTAGTTTCTCTATGCAGTGTCTTGAGACAACGAATGAGAGGGATGAAACAGTTCTGAATCCGTACACAAGAGACACCTTTGGTATTGCGGTGAAAGCTACATATGGCGAAGTGAATGGGGTGGGATTTGAGATTTTCAAGAATCCGAAAACCGATACTGGCAAATTCAAAAAGAGTCAGAAGGGGATTTGCAGAGTGTATCACAATGCAGAGGGCGAAATCACATATGAAGACGGTCTTACCCCGGACACTGTTTCAGGGGAAAATCTGTTGATTACAGTATTCAAAAATGGCGATATTACCAGAGAGTATTCGTTGGCTGAAATCAGAGCGCGGCTTCATGATGAAAATGGAGGTTTCTGATGACAGTAATAAAAACGGAATTTGATGTCGAAAGAGTCAAGAATGAGTGTGTACAATGGATTCGAGACTACTTTGAAAAGAATGGTAAGGATTGTAATGCGGTTGTCGGGATCTCCGGTGGTAAAGATTCATCTGTTGTTGCAGCTCTGTGTGTAGAAGCTCTGGGACGTGACAGAGTTATCGGTGTTTTGATGCCTCAGGGTGAACAATCTGATATCGAATACAGTTATAAGCTCGTCAATCATTTAGGTATTCGCAACTACGTGATCGATATTGCAATGCCGGTGTTTAATGTTTTGCAGAACATGAGAAAGACCGGCATTGAACCAAGTGAACAGACAATAGTGAATCTTCCTGCAAGAATTCGTATGGCTACTTTATTTGCCGTATCTCAGAGCTGCAACGGACGTGTTGCCAATACGTGCAATCTTTCTGAGGATTGGATCGGGTATTCTACTTTGTTTGGAGATAGCGTAGGACAATTTGCTCCTATCTCGCAGTTGACGGCAAGTGAAGTGGTTTTGCTTGGCAAAGCACTTGGTTTACCGGACGAGTTGATTTACAAGGCTCCTTCTGATGGTCTTACCGGAAAGACAGACGAGGAAAACTTCGGATTTACATACGATGTGCTTGATCTGTATCTCAGAACCGGTTTCTGCTATGATGAAGAAATCAAAAAGAAGATTGATTCTAAACATCGTGCAAACAAGTTCAAGCTGGAACCCATGCCGTTCTATGATCCGGGGATTATGAATTATGCGGCTTGAGAATGTGAAGTATTTGAAACTTTGCGGAGAAGCGGTTGAGATGGTATTTAATCGTACCAAAACTCAATTCCGCTTCCCTGTAAGGGATATTGAACAACCACCATATGCTATTGGAGATATTATCGGTATCAAAGAGGCGTGGGCTAAGATTGAAGATGTTTACTTTTACAGAGTATCGGGTGTCCTTCCTAACTGGACAAATGAGACGTGGCATTCATCTGTGTGTATGCCGGAAGAAGCGGTACGGATTTTCTTGAAAGTAGAGAATGTAGAGGTACAGCATCTTAAAGATATTACAGTAGATGAGGTAGATAAGGAAGGTATATGGAAGTATGGTTCCATGTTCCCTATCCTGACATTTGCCAATGCTTGGGATAAATCACTATCTGCGAAAAAGAAAGATGTATATTGTTGGGATAAAAATCCGCTTGTATGGGTTGTAACATTCCGAAGAATGGATGAGCAGGAGTGTTCTGAGGAATATGAATGAACGAAATCAGAGAAACAGCGATTGACCACATGGCTGGAGAAGACTACGCAACAATATGTAGTAGTGAAAAGAAATGGATTAACTATATACAGAAGTTGAAAGCTAAAAATCCTAAAGAAGTTGAAATCAAATGTGTAAATTCAGATGGGAGTGTAGTAGCCAAGTTCCCAGCAGCGTGGATAAGAATCAAGCCGAAGAAAAAAGTGAACTTAACTCCGGCACAGATTGAAGCATCAAAAGAGCGGCTTGAGGCAGGAAGACTGAAAAGATTAAAAATGATTGGAGATGGGAGTGCTTATGTAGAAAAACTGAAAGGAAGCATAACCGAATGAACGAAGAGAAGAAGACGTGTAAGGGGTGTATTTGGGTAGATCAATGCGAATCAGATAAGAGATGTGAAGATTATACCCCGGTAGATGTTGATGAAGATGATGTTAAATATTACAATCAGATAATCAAAGAAAATACAGAAGAATATGAAGATCTTGTTAAGGAACAGGATGAGACAAAAGAATAATAGCCTTGGCGGGGAATCCCGCCTTGGTATATTCAAAGGAGCGTAATAATGAATGGATTTAACAAAGAGGAATGGTTGCAAAAAACCGAAGAATACTTAATCTATATTGATCGTCACAAGAAAAACATTGCTGAGGCGTGGCGTGAGTTACGTACAGCATTGAAGAATATTGGTTTGGTCAAATGGGATGTGATCCAGTGCGAAATGGAAGCTCGTATTGAGTATCATGACGACAGTAAATTGGACGAGGGAGAGTTTTTACCGTACCGTCAGAAGTTCTATCCAGTTTCCGGAGAAATTGTCTCAGAGGATTCATTTGCTGCTGCGTGTCAGCGTCACTATTTTATAAACGATCATCACTGGCAGCACTGGATTGATAAAGAGGGAAATTTTGAAGAGTGTTGCGATGTAAGAACGAAGATGTGTGCGTTTATTGAAATGATTTGCGACTGGCAGGCGATGAGTTATGAGTTTGGTGGTTCTGCTCCGCAGTATTTCAGAGAGAATAAGGATAAGATCCGTATTGATCCCAACTGGCTTCCGTTTGTTGAAGAAATTTTGGATTGCCTTGAACAGCATTTATCTCAGAAAGAGAGCTGCGTATGAACCGGAAACAAAAGAGAAATTTTATAAAACTTGCTAAGGGCAAGGGCGTAGATCCAAAAATTGCCGAATTGTATATGCGCCTAAAGGATCAAGGTGTGATGCTTGACAATATCAGCGATGGAGATAGAGTAAAACTGAACCTTAAAGTAATTCAGTCTCATCCTGATTACAAAAGACTTTCCGAAAAGTATAAAAATTTCGTTATGGAAAATGCAGACACAATTTTTACAGTTCGTTTGGATCCGCGAGGTGGAGATCTCAATAATGTTGTCAGTCTGAAGGAAGATTCAGCAGGATGGTTGTTTTGGACTGGTGATTTGATAAAAGTAAACGAATAGACTCAAGGAGGGGTGCAATATAAGTCTTGATAAGCAAATACATATCTACAGTTTCGACACAAGTGCATTTTACACGGATGAAGAACACGAACTGGAGATTAAGATAAATACACTGTGTACTGAGAAGCTCATTTTGAAATCACAGCGCAGTATTTTGTCTGGATATTATTACGGAGGGGTTCCGTATGAAAAAGCAATTTCGCAATATAGAGCATTATTGAAAATGCGGCGTGATGAACCGGTAGAATTGGACGACCCTGAACGCATTAAGGATATCAATGATGAAGTAAAAGCGTTGAATGCCCAAATCAAGTCCCACAAAGAGCGTTTGGTAACTCTCTTATCAGAGCATAATGGAACGCGAATCCTTAGAAGTGAGTATGTTATAAGCAAGAACATTATTTCTGTGTTTGAATCAATGCTGACTCGCACACTTGGAATGCAGGCAGGTATTCTGTATGATGATTTTATGGTTATCCGAACATATTATTTCGATGTTGTAAGAGACATGATTTTGAATGGGTATATGTATAACGGCGAGAAATATGTGTGCTTTACTGCTTCTGCCGGACAGATTCGGACTAAAAAAACAGTTTTCATAAAAGAGAGCGTATGGAAACAGTATCAAAAAACGCTGATGTGTGGGCTTACTGTGGACAGCATCAATTCATATGGCGGTATCAACATCAATAAATATCTTGCTTATCTTGCCTTGTGCAACAGCGCAACTGATCCGTGGCTTGATTTCGATATACATAAATCTATCGTTGTAGATGATATGGAAACAAGTGTAAGTGGTGTTGTTGATTTTATCGATCATCATACATATCAGATTGAACGTAAAACGATGGAGATTCCAATCAAGCATACGGATGGATGCGGAATGGTACTGCCGACAAGATGTCCTAAAAATACAATGGTACGCTTACCTTGGGTTAAAGGTTTGTTGGCGGTTTTTCCATTCGACAAGTTTATCAGGGAAGCAGACAAACGCGAACCTGAAATCCGTCATGGGGTAGTAAAAGATATATATGGAAAAGAACATGATATTCTCGAAGAAGGAATTGAAATTATCTTCACCAAAAGTCAGTTCAAAATGTACAAGTATTATAAGAGTTGGGAGGAATACACCGACTTTTATCTCAAATATGGGTGTACAGCGGGTAAATGTAATGAGGAAGAAGATTTTCTTCCTGACGCTAAACTGAATTATCAGATGCTTCAAACCCTTACGGACATCACTGACGAGGAACTGGAAAAACTTGCTGCGCGTTCTGTAGATAAGATTGCTCGGATTGCTTCTGATCGTACCACAATGCTTGAAGTATTTGGTGCGTCTACACAGTACAAGAATAAAAATGCCTTTCAGGAGTGTTTGCAGATTTATCCTGAATTGCTGTCTGACCCATATACAAAAGAGATGTTGAAGCAGATTAAGAAAAATCTTGTTCAGGAAGCGAAGTCAGCGAAGATTGACATTTCTGCAAAATATATGTTTTTGATTCCTGATTTATATGCTTTTTGTGAATGGCTGTTTTTAGGAATCAAAGATCCTGTTGGACTTCTGGCAGATAATGAAGTGTCTTGTCACTTATATCGAAACGCATATAAGCTCGATTGTCTGCGTTCTCCGCATTTGTACAGGGAACACGCTGTACGACAGAATGTAATAAAACCTGCAACTCGTAAGTGGTTTACTCCGAATGCCATTTATACAAGCTGTCATGATTTGATTTCAAAGATACTGCAATTCGATTGTGATGGAGATAAGAGTTTGGTGTGTGCGGACGAGCTGATTGTTGAGATCGCAGAACGTAATATGAAGGATATTGTTCCGCTGTATTATGAGATGGCAAATGCAGGTGTTGTGCAAATTACAGATGAAGAGATTTTCAAAGGACTTCGCGCTGCGTGGACAGGAGGCAACATCGGTGTTATCAGTAATGATATCACAAAAATCTGGAACAGCAAAGATGTTGATCTTAACTCTATTAAGATATTATGTATGGAAAACAATTTCTGTATAGATTATGCCAAGACCTTATATAAGCCCACTCGTCCGGCTGAGATCGACAGTAAACTTTCTCGTATTACTGGTGAAAAGGCTCCACACTTTTTTACGTATGCAAAAAAGAAGGAGATTGGACGTGTACAGAAACTGAACAACAGTGTTGTAAATCGGCTTGAGACAATCATTCCGAATAAACGAATGTCTTTCTCTGCCAAAAATATCGGAGCTTTCCGATATCAATATATGCTTTCAAAACCATCTGAATGTATCGACATGGTACAGGATGTAGTAAATCTGTATAATGAGGTTGAGAAAAAGTACCGTTATTCTATTAGCTTCTATGATGATGTAACGAACTTCGCGTATATCAGAGATATGATACTCAAAGAATTTGCATCACTGGGATACGACATGAATGATGTGTGTGATACGCTTGTAAAATATCTGTTTGATATGAAACAGAGTAAGCGGAAGAATGTGTTTTGGATGTGTTTCGGAGATATAGTATATCAGAATCTTGCGAACAATTTGCCGGAAGGATCCATCCAGTGCAGGAAATGCGGTGAACGGTTTATTCCTACTTCTCCACAAAAACAGATTTGCGATAAGTGTGCCACATACAAGCCTGCAGGCAAAAAGATAAAGCGTTGTGCTGACTGCGGCAAAGAATTTGAAGTTGCAGGGTATGTAAAGAATAAAAAGCGTTGTGATGAGTGTCAGAACGCACATGATAAGGAACTGAGAGCCGAACGAAATTCAAGATACTACACAAATCACAAAAATTAAGACGGTTTTTATTTAGAAGTCATGGCTACAAAAATTGCCGTTGTTCAACGTGTGTTACGGTTGGCGATTATCACAAAACACTATGTTTCAGAAAGATGACAAAGACGTTGACCAACGTGGTTTTCTGCGTCAAATAAATAATTGTCTATAAGGGAAGAAAACCGTTTTTATAAATATATTCGGCATCACCCGTCCGTAGGCTGCGGGAGCAACCGTAGCCTCGGATATCTTATTAACAAAGGACTGATAAATAATGATCCAAGTAACAAAAGAAGAAGCTCGTGTATTGAGAGAACTGTATCCTGAATACAAGGTTACAAGAACGATGAAACAGGACTCCAGCCGTCATCATTATTATGCCACTGAAGCTGAGGGCATGATGAGAGCGATTGCAAGCACAAATAGTGCTGCCGCTGCTGTTGTGGCTCGAATTGATCGTGAGCGTGAACTTAATCGTAAACGTCATGAAAGACAGAGAGGTTAAATCATGGCAAGCGTTGTAAAAAGTGAAAGCTTTGAAAATGCTACCATAGATATTAACGATATGACGATTACGGAGTATGGTAGGGACGATACAAAATCGTATAGTTTACTTGAACTGTTGAAACGATGGGACGGAATACCTAATATCACTCTGTCTGTCCGGAAAATTGAAACATTGCCACCAGACGGGAGGGATGAAGTGTGAATCCTAAATACAATCGTCTTGAAAACGAAAACGAATATGAATATGGGCTTCGACTTATTGAGATAAAGGTAGAACAGAATCCGGAAGATCTGGATTGGTCAGATATTGTTTCGTTACTCGGAATGAATGTGCATTACGACAGCTTGCGTAAAGCTGCCAATGTTACGCCTTATTCCGGCTATCATGTAATGAAATACTTCAAGTCTAAGCAAAACAATGGTTCTGAGGACAATTCATATCTTAGTGAGTTGGATCAAAAAATGCTTGAGTTTCAAAAGGAACGACAGAGGTTTTTCGATCAAAGAGTAGAACTGAATAAGGCTATACGCAAGATGGCGCGATGTGATGAGAACTCAGAGATTTTTGAACGTGCGATTGCCAATGGTGTATTCCCGCGTCTGGAATATAATCCAAACACTGTAGAACAGTCTGAGTATGATTTGCTTGTAAGTCTTAACGATCTTCATTTTGGGGCGTATGTAGACAACTATTGGAATTATTATAATTCTGATGTGTGTAGAGGCTTTTTGCAGGACTACATTTCAAGTATCATCGAAACAGCCAAGCGGTATGATGCGGAAAACTGTTATGTGTGGGCGAATGGCGATTTGATTAGCGGAAATATACATAAGACAATTGCTGTATCAAACAGAGAAAATGTGATTGAACAGGTTGTCGGTGTGTCTGAATTGATTTCGGAATTTCTGGCAGAACTGAGCAATCATTTTCGTAACGTATATTTTTCTTCTGTTGCTGGCAATCATTCCAGACTTGAAGAAAAAGATAAGGCATCCATTCATGAACGAATGGATGATCTTGTAGAGTGGTATCTGAAGGCACGTTTACAGAATTTTGAGAATGTTGTATTCGACCATTATCGCAAGATTGACGATACTATGTACTTACTTGATATTAGAGGAAAGACATATCTTGGTGTACATGGAGATTTTGATAATTCAGAAAGCAAAGTGCAATCGCTTAAAACAATGGCAAAAGAGCCTATATATGCAATTTTGTCTGGGCATTTACACCATAATAAAAATGACAATGTTCAGGATGTTAAGACAATAATGGCGGGGAGCTTTCTCGGTATGGATGATTTTTGTGTAGAGAAACGTATATATGGTATTCAACAGCAGTTGATCTGTGTATGCAGCTCTTCTGGCGTAAAGGCATTTTGCGATGTGGATTTTGATGCGGATAAATACCGTACAAAAAGTTTGATTAGTTAGTTGGTGAAAAGATGAATAAATCTGATCTCATAAACGCTGTTGCTAAAAGAGGCAATACGAAATATATGGTCAAGAATATTGTAGACGATGTTTTTGATGAAATTCAGAAGGCTTTGGTAAGTGGCGAGAAGGTACAGATCCGTGGGTTTGGTACTTTTGAAATTAAGGAATTCAAGGGGCATCCTGCGGTTCATCCTGAAACGAAAGAGCGAATTGAGATTCCAAGCTATAAGAATATTGTCTTCAATCCCGGAGATGAACTCACACGTTCCGTAAGAGACAAGTAAAAAAATACGTAAAAATCTAAAATTATTTTGCTAAATCCTATTGACAAACCGTACCGAGTGTGGTATAATAATGATGTCGAAAGGAAATAGCAAAACAATCTGCTGGCGTAACACAAATGGAAGTGTAGCTGACTTGTAATCAGCAGGTTGCAGGTTCGATTCCTGTCGCCAGCTTAACAGTTCCTTGAAAATCAATATCTGAATCATGCTTATTATTAACTCTGTGAAGAAAGTGCGTCAGCACTCGGAGATGCACAGTATTTTCTGTTCAGTATATGAGGGATACCTTATATGTCTGAGCGGCTGGAACATAGCAATGTGTTGTGGGGAGACGGAAACCGTCAACAAAAATGTGTGATGCCAAGAGTTATCGCTACAAAATGCACGGAACTTTCGGACGCAGCAATAGACGCTCCCTGTGGGAGAATAAGCCTAAGGGGTTATGGTGTGGCAGCCATAATGACAGAGGTAAAGCCAATAATGCGTTTCGCCTTGATGTTGAAGAAATTCGACTATAACGAAAGTAGCCGGTTAAAGTAGCCGTAGGGCGTTTGTAAATTTTCTGAATACTCTGATGCGATATTATAGAGATTACAAAAAATTATCAAATATAATTCTGAACGAACGGTGAAATTTGCAGGTAAACATTCCTGCGCGGGATTTGGCAGAAATGCTGGGGCAAGAAGTTAGGAGTCGCTCTCCGAAGCTCAGACTTGTCTCCTCGGTGGCAGAAAATTGGAAGAAGGTAATGGAGGTACGGCGAAGGTCGGATGATAGGTGTGATTGAGATATTGATCTATCTAAGGAATTAGCTAATCAATATAATTAGGCAAGGGAGAATGATATGCAGATTTGCATTAACGCCAAAGACGCAGCACTATTTCAGAAAATGACCATTGCATATAATGACAATGGTTTGGTGCTGGATTTTGATTCCAATGAAGACGCAAGTGGTTCTGCTCCGCTTGTTTGCTCCGCTACATCACCTCTTTATCCCATGGAGGATCTTAACTATCTTTCTTGGAAGGACATTGAGGCAATCGGTGCTTCTGGTAAAGCGCGTGAGTATTTTGCGCTTGGCGCACAGAAGAAAGATTACATGAAAAACGGATTTGTTGCAGTATATCAGATTATTGGATTTGACCATGATGATCTGGCAGACGGCTCCGGTAAGGCTCCTATTTCATGGGATTTGGTGGGTCTTTATAAGGATTCCCACGAAATGAATGAAACGAACACCAATCGTGGTGGATGGGATTCCTGTGGAATGAATAAATGGTTGAATGAATACGTCATTCTCATGTGTTCTGACGACCTTCAGTCCGTAATCAAGCCTGTTATCAAACTGACTGCCGAAGGCGGTTGCAGTAAAGAAATCGTTAAGAGCGTCTGCAAACTGTGGTTAAAGAGTGAAAAAGAACTTTTCGGCAGAACGACATACACTGTCCCCGGAGAAGGTCATTGGTACGAACTCTATCGTCAGGAAGACACCCCATATTACAGAGAAGATGAAGACGGGGATAAGCGTTGGTATTGGCTCCGTTCTCCGTACGCCGGCAACGCGACCTACTTCTACTATGTCAACTCGACAGGCAACT